AGCAATACGAAGTAATCATCTACTAAGGAGACTATGATGAAAACAGAACTAAAACGTGTATACGGTACTTGGTACCTTGTGTTCCCGTACAAAGACGACGCGGACGTATGGGGGTTTCTACTAACCGCTATTCTCCGCCGTAAGCGCATCAGCTTTGTTAACTATCTCAACGGCTTTAAGCTCATATAAGGAACATTATCATGTATATGCTACTCACACCACTCAGCGAAGACAACATTGGCGTAACACAGGAGGAAATTATAGAGGCTTTAGCAGAATTTGCCTGTAAAGCTGTACTATCGAAAGACTATGCAGGAGTAACTCACGTATTTGCTGTATCAGACCGACTATTATCACTGGAAAACCTCTGTAACACAGCAGATATAGACGGATGTGTAATAGAATACGTCCATGTGTACGATATGACACCAGAAATAGGAGTAAACTAATGAATAAAGAACAACAAGAAGCGCTAATCAACGCATATCTAGACCTAATCGGAGCTTTCGAGGAAACTTACGGGAGACCTCACGACTGGGCAGGTCATTTACGATCAATAAACGAGGTAAGTATCGCCTTTAAGTCAGTACTCGAAGAAAATGACTGTAATACTAACTTCTTCAGGGAAGTTCTCGACGGTAAAGTGTACAATAAAGTGAGGTTCTCTTGAGATAATTACCCAAAGAATACCTCAGGTATAGATTACCCTTAAAAAGTTCGTCTGGGTACCGTTCTGCTGTTCTCTGTGTACGTTCTACACGGTAATTACGGCTGGGAATGTGGCTAGATGGAGGTTTTATGGGTAAATCTTGTACGGGTATCAAAAGTTAAACAAAGAAGGAAACAAATAATGCAAACTGGAATACAACTAACACACCGCGACATCTACTACACAGTAGAGTGGTACCACCCAGAACACCACTCGGCACCCAAAGCTGGTAAGTTCACAGCGCATTGTCGAGCGACAGAATTAGCTTGGGGATACAACCAAAAGGTTGATACCCACGAAACCTACAAGGAGGCATGTCAGTCCTGTATCGAGAGTATAGATAGGTACTTAGATAGATACTTAGATAGTTACTTTGATAGTGAATGTATATCATTGGAAAGTGCCTCTAAACGGTTTACCTCAGAGTTGTACGCAACAGACGTTAACCTACATAACTCTTATATAAAGCTTCTGAAGGTCCAAGATGCACAGTCTATGGAAGCGCTACAAAGGTTCCTAAACACACTATTCAGGGGACTGAATAATACCTACAAAGGAAAGATATGAAGAATTATTCTCCGATAATCTCGACTTGTTTGTCCGATAATCTCGGCTTGTTTGTCCGATAATTTAAGATTTTGAAAGTAAGATATGACTATACTAACTCAAATACAACAGATAGAGAACTACCGACTAGCTACTCTGAGAACTGCTCTAAGGCTAGAGATCCGAGGACTACGTATGACTAGTGGACGTACAAGTTATGCGATACTAAAAGACCTAGGCTATAAAGGTTCACGACAGAAAGTACTAGATGACGTTACCACTGACGTAGAGTCAATATTAGCCGGTACCTAATAGGAAGTTTCCGGTAAGAAGTTATTAATAGATAATATTAATAGATAGTTATTAACAAGGAACTATTAACAGGGAACTATAACCTGAGAATATAACCTGAGAATATAACCTGAGAATATAACCTGAGAGTATTATCTAGAGAGTATTATCTAGAGAGGGGTAGTAGTTACCTCTCTCTCCTAACATATCAAGATAAGGGGAAGATATTATGATAGAACTAAATAAGGGAAGTAACTACCAATCCCTTCTTAATAGAATAACTCTACTAGAATCTACTCTAGAAGATAGAGTTGATGATATAAGTAGGTTACGTAGACTTAACTCTGAGTTATTAGCTGAGTTATATATCTATAGATCACAAGTTAGTAAGGAAGTATATATGGATACAAGAAAAGAGTTACTAGACGATGATACCGAGTATTGTTGTTATTGTAATGAAGTAAAGAGTACCTTTCAATGTTGTGGAGAAAACCACTTCGAGAGATTCAGAGACATGTGTGATGAACAGCAACTTAGCATACTGGAGAATACATAATGGAAATGAATTACCCAAAACTAGCAGAGTATATCTCTGACTACATCAATGAAGAACTACAAAGGAGTTATATGCCAAATGTAGGTATCGATGCTCCTATGATAATGGAAGCTATTGAAGCTTATGAAGGAGGTGCTGCTGACACTTGAACATAGACGGTACCTAATAGGAAGTTTCCAGTAAGTAACGATAAAAAAGAGAATATACTTATAATATATTCTCTTGTTGTTATTTTATTCTTCGGGTAGGTTTTTCTTAAGACCTTCTTGATCAATAATCTTCTGTAAGTCTTCATCAGACATATCAGATATCCTAGTAGTAGTGTTCTGTTCTATGCGCTGTAGCTTAGGTGCTTGGTATTCTGCTAGCATACTAGCATAACGAGCTGCATCTTCAATGTTATCCTCTTGAAGGGCTTGCAGCATAGCCATTTTGATAACATCCAACGAGGACATTTCTGGTAAATCCTTCATGACCTGTGCAAAGTTCTTAGCAGAGAATTTGAAAGCTTCTCTTGCTTGAATATTTGCTAGTCGTGACTGAGTGCTTTTCTTTTGGTTAATCCTAGCTGTCTCTGAAGTTATGAGCTTCAGGTTAGCTAATGAATTAACGTTTCTTGATTTTCCACCTGACATATGGTTCCTTTTTAATAGGGTTTATTCTCTATTAGGTACCATCTAGCGAACTATTCGCAAATTAAACCTTCCACTGAAAGACACAAAATGACTGATTCAACAAACAACACCGGTTCTAACGTAATGATCAAAGAAGTAAAACTCTTTTGGGCTAAGTTAGACAAGCCAGTATCACCCTTCGGTACCGACCAATGGGAATTATCTATCCAAGCTCCTAAAAAGCGTGAGAAAGAATTGGCTATGTTCGGTAAGATTAAAGCTGGTTTCGAACCCGGTACCGTAGCAATCCAACTGAAGAAGAAAGCTTTAAAGCGTGATGGCTCTGATGCTGCTAAGGTACGAGTTGTAGATTGCGCAAAGAAAAATATAGACTCTAAGACCATCGGTAATGGCTCTGTAGGTAATGTGATTGTATTCCAGCAAGAATACCAAATCAAATCTCCTAACGGTAAAGTAACTAAAGAAGGTACCTCTACAATGCTGACTGCTGTACAAGTAGTTGAGTTGATTAAGTACGAACCAAAGAACACTAACTTTGTGGACTTTGATGAAGAAATGCCTGAAGGTGTTGCAGCATCAACAGAAACAGACGAAGACGTAATGTTCTAAACTATCTCTTGAGAGACCTTAAATACAGGGTCTCTCTTGAGGTATTTTTTTCTCAGCTAAAGGTTAATCATGTCAATAGATATCAGCTTCCACAACGTAACTAACGTAGACTTCGGATCAGTTAGTGAAAATAATGTAAACTCACAGAGCAGAGAACTTGTAATAACACATGAAAACGAAGAACAAACAACCATCTATCTGTTCGCTGTATATAACTCACCAGAAGCTTTAAAGGTAACTATATGACAAATGTTACAATCACTGAGACTATAGGAGAAACCGTAACAGGTTGTTATTTTGTATCAGAAGAGACCCTAATATGGGTTAAAATCGAGTGCCTAGAAAGTAATTTCTTTTACGATCAAGCACCTAACGTTATGAACTTGCTAACTTACTTTAGCTAAGGAAAAATCATGAGTATTATGAGCGACCTACACCTAGCAATCCATCAAATGCACATAAGAGGAGCAGCAACAGAGGCTATTGCAGAACACCTTGGTGTTACCGTTGATTGGGTCTTAGAAGCCTTATCTATGACAATGTTCGTTGATATGTCAGATGATAACAATGAATAAAAGGAGAACTATCTATCTGGCAGGAAGCATGGAACATGTTTCTATAGAAGAAGCAAGTGGTTGGCGTAACATAGCTAAGTCTATGCTACAAGATCATTACGATATCCTTGACCCATGCCGTAGGTTACATAACTTCGAAACACGTTACATGAAACGTATCTTCGAGTTAGACTTAAGAGATATTCGTGAAGCGGATATACTATTAGTAAACCTCAATGACCCAAAACTAGCTAAACACGGTACAGCTATGGAAGTGTTCTACGCAGCACATACCTTAGGTAAGCCCGTTGTAGCATTCAAAGCAGAGAGTGATCATATACACCCTTTCTTTGAGTCGTTAGTTACCGAGTGGCGATCTACTGTAGATAAAGCCTGTGAAACCTTGATTGAGGAATATCTGTGAAATTTTTCTTTGTATTGTTGACTCTGATATCATTCTATATGCTATTCACTATAATCTTCAGTAAAAAGAAACTACAACTTTAGGAACTAAAATGCCATACATAACAAAAGACCAACGAGCAGAAGTAAGAATTGACTACCGAGATCGTATGCCTAATGATGCAGGTGAGCTTAATTATACCTTAACAATAGTCTGTCTAGACTATCTTTCAAATAAAGGAGAGCGATATGCTACAATGAATGATGTAGTCGGTGCCTTAGAGAGCTGTAAGCTTGAGATGTACCGTAGGTTAGTTTCCCCGTATGAAGATGAAAAGATTAAGGAAAATGGCGATGTATACAGCTCAAAATGATTTCTATGACGAAATGACATCTAGTAAGTGGTTAAAATCTGCTAACTTATGGTACAATCAACCTATTATTGATGATGAAAAGGAAGAAGTAATGAGAGCTAATTTAAACTACCCTGATCTTGACCCTGAAGCAGAAGAAGCTATGATAGCTATTAATACGATCAATGCAATACAAGACCGACAGAGAGATGCTATCAACCCTGATCATTATAAAAGTGTAGCTGCTGGTAAACAGTATATCGAGTTAATGCAGGATCTACTTGAAGGGTATTCAGGTGTTGAAGCTCATCTATTAGGTCAAATCTATAAGTACTCTATGCGCTTAGGGAAGAAAGATTCTAAACAGCAAGACGCTACTAAAATCTCTTGGTATGCACAATGCCTAGCTAACTACTATCGTACTGGTAAAGTAGAAGCTGGTTGGAAATAACTAAGGAGTGAGTCATGAAGGTGTTTGTGTACTTCAACCTACACAAGCGCCTCTTTAGTGTTAAGTCACTAGAGGGCGCTAGTAAAGGTAAGGTTATAGGTTATAGCCATTCAATCGTATTAGATCATACTCAGTTCAAAATATCTGAGGCTGGTCGTCAAAGGGTAATCCGTGAAAGAAAAAAGAACGTACATGCTGGTGTAACTGGAACACTAATCGATGTTGGTACAATAGGTAAAATGTTTAAAGGTGATATAATAACCTACAACCCTTATGAAAACAGCACCTTCGTAAAGAAGTTTACTAACAATCCAGTTTATAAAGGTAAACTAACTGCGTTAGAGGTCTTCGATAAAATACCTCGTATAGTTAACATGGAGTATGAAAATGAAAATGGAACTTGAAGCTGGAATAAGCGCCAAATGTAACTTTGAATATGACCACGACCTAGGTACATGTAGTTTAGAAGAAGTTTATCTCGATGATAGTAATTTAAACATCGTATCTATTATTGACTGTAGACTAATAAATTATCTTGAAATGAAATATATAGAACATAACCAATTTGATTAAAACAAGGAGTGAAAAATGAGCGGAGACCACAACATGGATCAATACAGACATAAGCCTTGGGTTGGATTAACCGAGGGGGAGATGGAGCAGATTGTTGATAACAATACAAATTATAGAGAAGGCTACCAACTATGGTGTAGCGGTAAGGGTGTTGCTGAGGGAGTTGAAGCTAGGTTGCGGGAGAAGAACACATGACCCGCGATGACATTATTCGCATGGCAAAAGAGGCGGAACTTCACTGCCACATGAATATAGAAGAACACAGCTTGGCTATTGAGGACTTGGAGCATTTTGCCGCCCTTGTCGTGGACGACTACAACAACAAGCATTCACAGTTGTGGCAAGTGTGCATTGAAGATGTGATCAGGGAAGAGCGTGAGACATGTGCAAAGATGTGTGACGAAATCGTGGCCCGTTACAAACACGCAGACGATGCTCCTGAAATGGTTGCCGCCAACTGGTGCGCCGACAGCGTACGCGCAAGACGCAGTGTTTAGGTTACTACTGGTAAAGGAGGAGGATTATGAGCGGCGGACATTTTAATTACACACAGTATCAATTAACTCAAATTGCTGACGACATTGAGCAACTAATTGTAGATAATGATAATGGAGAGTGGAATGAGTGGGGAGATGTTACAGGTCATAACTATACAGCAGAAACTATTTCGGCATTTCAAACCGCAGTCGAGATGTTGAGGCAATCTTATATATATGTTAGACGGGTAGATTGGCTAGTGTCTGGGGATGATAGCGAAAAAGATTTTCATACACGCTTACGAAAAGAATTAAGGGAAACAACATGAACGAACGAATTAAAAAACTTGCTGATAAGGTTTGGAGTTTAGACATAGAGCCTAACCCTCATTTTCAATTATGCCTACAATCGTTTGCTGAATCGATTGTGCAGGAATGTGTGGGTGTTGTGAATGTGTGGAGCGATGAACAACCTTGCTCAGAAGGATACGATATTCTGACCGTGAGCAAGATTAAACAACATTTTGAAGTAGAATAACTATGAGTAAAATAACATTACTACCTAGAGATATAGAAAAGATTAACGAGGTTGTAGAACTAAACAACATTGTATCTGACATAAACATTGAATGTGATAGCAGCTCAGGTATCGGGTCTATCATAACAATGAGTTGGGTGACAGTATACAATGGTCTCTGTACTACGATGACTGTTAATGTTGCTGATGAAAGTGAGTGGTGACTTATGGACTTTAGATTAACAATATGTTATGATGATGCAGATAAAATTACTGTTTCCAACTTAAAGGAGACACTAGAAAACTTACAGCATGATTTATCCCGTAGAAAACAAAACGAAGGGTGCGCCGTCTTTGAGCTAGACAAGAAAAAAGACATTGTAGAAATTAACAAACGAATAAACGCTATTAGTGTTATTATTGATTATTTTGGAGGATACACAAATGAATGATGAAGGAACGGGCAACGTAACCTTGTTACGTGATAACGAAGATGGCAGTGCTGTATACCAGTTTGACTTCCCACCAGAAGCACTAGCAGCCTTGACGCGGTTAGGAATCCTCACTGCTATTCAGGCGGGGATTGGTGAGGCTAAGAAACTAGCACCTGATTATGAAGCTGACCTAGAGTTCACAGAGGAGATTAAAGACTTGGCTGAAGAGGCTGGATTCTGTATGTGGCAGGATGAGAGTTACAAGCCGGAGGGTGAGGTGGTAGACTGGGCTTGTAAGTATGACAAAGAGTTGATTAAGTTCTACCACTTAGTTAAAGCGATGTACGAACATAAGTAATAGGACAAAATATCCGCAGTAAAAGTTAGAAAGGTTAAAATGAAACTTGTAAACACTATCACAAGATATGTAGCTGGTAATAATAAATACTTCGATATATTTGAGTGTAAGGTAAATGAAGTTGAGACTTATACCTCTGCTTCAGATAAGCTTATGATCAAGGTTACAATCGATGGTACTGAATACTACGGTTTACATAACAAATGGGTCTATGACTTCTTATGTTCTAATGAAGGTACAGATTCCTTTGTAGTACTATGGCGAGCACCTAAGGGTGATCACATGCTGGCGTATGTTAAGGATATCTGGGTTAATCATCTTGAAGGTAACGACAAGAATGAACCAATCAAAGAAGAAAACATACCCAGTAGAGAGGAAGGTGAAGCATTCGTATATATGTGGATTGATCTCAATGATAAGAAGTATATCGGTAAACATAAAGGTAGTCCTGACGATGGATACCTATGTTCATCTGAAACACTTCTTAAAGAGCTTGAGGATAGCCCTACTGACTTCACCCGTACTATACTAGCCTATGGTACTGATGAAGAAATGCTTGAGCTAGAAACTATGCTAATAATGCAACTAAAAGCTACTAAATCAGGTATGTACTACAACCTGTCTAACAACCTAAGGAAAGATTAATATGTCTGAATACAATTTTGATGTAGTCCTAAATACAAACTCTTACACAATAGATATCTCATCAACTGAAAACTACGGATACTTCGAGCATAAAGAACTAGGTGAAGACTCCGCAGGTGGATTGTGGTTTAACAACGAGGTGCAGCTACTAGAGTATGATGGTGTAGCAGTGTTACCCGCCGAAGTAAAAGCAATACTCATTAAACTAGGTCACATTAAGGAGTCTGAATATGACATATTCTAAATTGTTAATAAACGTAATGATGTTTATTACTGGGCTATCTATTGGTCATGTGTTAGCTAAAGTCGTAGAGTTATTTTCATAATGCAATTAAGTAAGGAGAAGCAATGACTGATGAAGAACTAAAACAATCAATTGATGAGCTGAACGATGCAAAGCCAGAACAACTAACTAATAAAGAGTTTGAGGCAATAGCTGATGAAATGCAACAGGAGGAACGTGACGCTGAATTAAGAGAATGTGTTAAAGTTTTCTTCGATAAATACTTAAACCGTGTCGAAGAGAGTTCAGGTGGTAGACTATTCAACCCAATAATCATTAGCTGCTGCCGAGCACTTATGACTGAAGGTCTGGATGAGTTACTAGCTAAAATGTCTGAGTTGTCAGGTGCTAAGCCAAAGGAAAACATATAATAACACATACAGCCGGTACCTAATAGATCCAAAAGGAACATATGAAAATCGAAGATATCCTACCATTAAATACTCAAGAAGAATGTGCTGAAGTAATTCAGGCTATCTCTAAGGTATTTCGCTTTGGAATCAACCAAGTACACCCTGATACAGGTGTTAGTAACAAGGAGATGTTAGAAACAGAGATCGGTCAGCTATACTTTATGTTAACAATGCTAGTTGAGCAATGGGATTTAGACCTTGATGCTATAGGAGAAGCATATGTTAATAAAAGAGAAACTTACCAAGACTGGTATAAATACTTCCCCAAAGATGGTGCATATGCAAATTGATACTACAACAGATGACTGTTATACTGAGATAACAATCATACTACGCAAGCCGCATGACGGTGTTAGCACAACTTTATTCTTAGACTTCTTAGACGCATTGTCTGAAATGGAAATAATATATGATCAAGCAACAGAGTGACTGGGATGTAATGTACATGGATATCTGTAATGTAATCTCTAAAATGAGTTACGCTACAGATAAAAAAGTAGGTGCTATCATTGTAAAAGATGATAACATTATTTCATTCTCTTATAATGGTACAGCAAGAGGTACAAGCAATGACACACAAAAGCATACTGTCTTACACGCTGAAGCTACTGCGATTGCTAAGGTGGCCGCTAGTAACAATTCCACTAAAGGTTCTACGCTTTACTGTACTCTCTCTCCTTGCATTGAGTGCGGGAAGCTTATTTATAGCAGCGGAATTACTAGAGTGGTTTACCGTGATGATTACAAAAGCATGGAAGGCATAGAATATCTACGTAAAGTAGGTGTGTTAGTTAATGAACAAGAAAACCATAACAAGTTATTTACCGATGACGAACTGAGAAAGACAGGGTTACTATGAACGATTATTTTATTGTAATGACGGTATCTATTTTTGCTTTAGGTGCTTATCTAACTTACTTACTAAACAAGATTAAGGATTTAGAAGAACAAGTAGACTCATACTATGAAGTAGTAGTATCAATGGCTAGGGAATTAAAAAGCTATGGCTCTAAAAACGTTGATATCGTTGAGGCAGGAGAAGATGAATAAGCTACCCAAGAATATCAAGGTTAATGTCTCTTGTTTACCTCCGTCTGAAAAGGATATTAAACAACTACTAATTAATGTAGTAACAGACTACAGTAAACGTTATGGGCTAACAATAACTGATAAGCCAATGCAGATACATGTATGTCTTGTTGAATATGATATTGATTCTAAATCACAGGGACTGACTGCAATGTCTGAGGACTGTGGACGTATGCTTATACAAGTAAGAGATCCTTTCATGAATGATTGGGAAGGTAATCCCTACATGGTAGATCACTTCTTGGCTGTACTATGCCATGAGTTCGTACACGCTGCACAGTTCCTCTGTAATCGTAAGGGGTTTACTGTAAAAGGTTTGAAGTACGATAAGTTAGATGAGTTTGAAGCATACTGCTTTGAACCTATGGAGATGGAAGCTCGTATGTTAGAGTACTTCTATGCAGAAAAATATGGAGATAAAATACTATGAGTAAATTAAGACTATGCGTAGACTTAGAGACCAACGGCTTTATGCCACATGTCTCTAAGATCTGGTGTATGGTTGCTATTGATTCAGATACGGGTACGGTGTACTCGTTCTCTGACCATGATAAAGAACTACCTTCGCTCAAAGAAGGTCTAGAGTTCATTGGGACAGCTGACATTCTATTCGGTCATAACTTTATTGGATATGACTTAGTAGTGTTAGAGCACCTAACTGGTTGGACACCTACTGATAATCAACAAGTAATCGATACATGGGTACTGTCGCAGATAAACCAGTACAGGCGTGACCACAAACATGGTCTAGCAGGATGGGGCAGTAAGTTAGAATTTCCTAAGATAGAGTTCAATGACTTTGATTCTTACTCTAAAGAGATGCTTAAATACTGTATCCGAGATGTAGAGTTAAACGTTAAGGTCTACAAAGAGCTTGCCATAGAGTCTAGTAAGATCATAAGCAAGCACCCTAACTTTAAGAAGGGTATCGAAGTAGAGATGGAATTCTCTGCGATTGAAGCTGAGATCCGTAATAAGGGATGGATGTTTGATATGGCTGGTGCTCAGACACTACTTACAAAGATAAACAATAAGGTAGATGCTATCGAGCAGGTGCTGGAGCCTAAGATTGGTATGCGATGTATCAAGATTGATAAGCCTACTGAGTACAAAGAACCTGCATGGCGTAAGGATGGTTGCTACACATTATCTACTGTTAAGCACTTCGGTTACACTCAAGAGAGTGGTAAAAGAGATAGGCCTATCCTTGGTGCATACTGCAGAGTATCATTTGAACAAGGTAAAGCAGGATCAATTGAGGTAGCTAAGGATTGGTTGTACTCACTAGGATGGGTACCCGATGAATGGAATGTTGAACGTATCAACGGTAAGTTTGTCAACAAGTCTCCTAAGCTTTCTGACTCATCATTGTCGCTGTTAGGTGCGGACGCTATGCTGCTAAGTGACTTCTATACTATACGTAGCCGTAAAAGTATTCTAGAAGGATGGATAAAGGAAGTAAAAGAATCATTAGACAATCGCCTTCATGGTCGTATGTGGACTATCGGTACACCTACTTTCAGATGTCGTCATGAGGTAGTAGCTAACCTACCTAAGGTAAGCTCTGTATACGGTAAAGAGATGCGATCATTACTGATATGTGAAGAGGGAACTACTATTGTAGGTGCCGACTCATCAGGTAATCAGATGCGTGGTCTCTGCCACTACATTGGTAACGATGAGTTCACTAATGAGGTAATTAACGGTGACGTACATCAACGTAATGCTGATACCCTGAATGTAAGTCGTGACTTAGCTAAACCTTTCTTGTATGCTTTCCTATTCGGTGGTGGTGCAGGTAAGTTAGGTCTTATACTTAGCGGTAAACGAGATGCTAAATTAGGTCAAGAAGCTATGGTTAAGTTTGAGAAGTCCACACCGGGCTTACCAGAACTTAAAGATAAGATAATGACTCAGTATAATAATACTGCTGGAGCGTTTGGTAAGGAGAAAGCTTTTGTACGTGGTATTGATGGTCGATTAGTATTCGTATCATCACCTCATCAGGTACTTAACTACATACTACAAACAGCTGAAGGGGTTACATGTAAAGCCGCAGCAGTATATCTCAAAAGAAAACTAAGGGAACGAAAGATCCCACACTACTTTGTCCTTCATTATCACGATGAATTGGCAGTTGTCTGTAAGGATGAACACGTAGAAGAACTACGTGAGCTATCTGAAGAAGCTTTTACTGAAGCACCTAAGTGGTTTGGTATCACCTGTATGGGTGGTGAAGCTAAGGTAGGTAAGACCTATGCAGACGTTCATTAACAAAGGAAGATTATGATTGAATCAGACGATCAGTTTGACTTAGCAATCATTGATGCTGATAGTATTATCTACCAGATAGCTCACTACCAGCCATCACCAGTATTAGCTAAGAAAGCTTTTGACGATAAGTTAAAAGAGATTATGTCTAACACAGGCTCAATAGAGGGCGCTGTGTTTATTAAAGGTACTGATAACTTCAGGTACTCAGTTACAGATGACTACAAGGCTAATCGTAAAAATAACATAGACCCAGAGATTAAAGATCGTATCAACATGCTATATGAGTATGCTGGTGCGTTCTGTTTTTGTTCTGATGGAGCAGAGGCTGATGACTACTGTGGTATCTATGGAGAGATAGCATTAAAGGATAATAAACGTTATGTTATATGTCACATAGATAAAGACTTAGATACACTTCCTGGATACCATTATAACTTTAGAACTACTAAGTTATACTACATGGAACCCCAAGAGAGTTACCTATTCCTTATGACACAGATGCTTACCGGTGACTCAACCGATAACATTAGAGGTCTAAAAGGTGTTGGCCCTAAAACAGCAGAAAAGATTCTTAAAGATCTACCTACTGACTATATATGGAGTAGGGTTATTGAGACTTGGAAGTCTAAAGTAGGTTATAATTGGAAGGAAGAGTTCACTAAGTGTGCTAACCTAATCTATATCCGAGAGTACTTGGATGACTGTATCCCGTTAACCTACGAACAACTAGAAGAAAAATTATCATGGACGATTACGGACACTGGAACCCCCTTAGTGATAGACCAGACGATGCCTTTGGATTCATCTACTATATCGAAAACCTTATCACAGGAAGAAAATATATCGGAAGAAAACAACTCGTAAGTGTATCTATGAAAAGAGTTGAAGGTAAGTCTCGCCGAGTTAAGACCGTTAAGGAATCTGCTTGGAGGGTTTACACCTCATCATGTAAGGAATTGAACGATGACATTAAGAAGTACGGTAAAGGAGCATTTACCTTTGTCATTTATGACTGGGTAATAGGGAAAGGAATGTTAACCTACCGTGAAGTACAGGAGCAATGGCTATCAGAAGTATTATCTAGGGAAGAGATTGAATCAGGAGAGAGACTCTGGTACAATGGTAATATTGGTGCAGTAAAATTTATTAAACCTAAGTTATGAAAAATAAAGACGACAAGTCTAAACACAAAGAGGTTGAAGACTTAAACCCTAAGTCAGAATACCGCGATCAATTTACACGTAAAAGGGATACACAACAAACAGCTAAAGAACGTAGGCAGTTAATCAGAGAGATCAGAGAAGATCAAGATTGGAATTAAATGAGCAGATGGTATCACACAGCATGTCCAAAATGCAGCTCATCAGATGCATTCTCTTACAAGGATGATGATGAGTTTGGATTTTGTTTTAGTTGTCAGAAAAGTAATTTAATAAACCAGAAAGAAAAACCTATGGCTAAGATGATCTACGCTAATGTATTAAACCTAGATGAAGTTAAGTCGTATGATACCCGTGGCTTTAAAGAACGAGGTATTACTAAACCTGTAGCTGAACACTACGGAGTTAAGGTAGCCTATGCAGAAGATGGTACAATCGAATCTCATTTCTATCCTTACACAAAAGATAACGTTGTATGTGCTTACAAGGAACGTAAGTTACCAAAGGACTTCTTGATTCATGGTGACTTTAAGAACGTTGAATTGTTCGGTCAGAACGTAGCTGGTTCAGGTAAACGATTAATCATTACTGAAGGTGAGCTTGACGCATTAGCAATAGCACAAGCACAGTACGATAAGTACTCTAGATTCTATCCTGTAGTAGCTATCCCTTCAGCGTCTGCTACCTCTATTATCCTTGCTCAACGTGACTGGATCAGGAACTTCGATGAAGTTGTATTGATGTTTGATAATGATGAGGCAGGTCGTAAGGCAACCGAGACTGCTGCTAAGATTATTGGATACGAAAGAGTTAAGATAGCTAATCTACCAGAGAAAGATCCATGTGAAGTATTAATTAAGCATGGTAGTGTTACGCTAATGAGTTGTATGTTTGATGCTCGACCATTCAGCCCTGCTGGTGTGGTTAAGGGTAATGACATCTGGGAACAATACCAGCGTAAACAGAACACAGTATCACTTGCCTATCCTATTTGCTTAAACCCTCTTAATGAAAAGCTATATGGTATGCGTATGGGTGATATTGTTTTGTTTACCTCAGGCACAGGTGCAGGTAAGTCTACTATTAGTAAGGAGATTATACTAGAGATCTTAGATAAGACAACCGATATGGTAGGTATAGTCTCATTAGAAGAATCTGTTGGTGATACCGCAGAGAAGTTTATTGGTATGCAACTCAAGAAGAATCTTAACCGAGAAAAGGTTAGTGAGGAAGAGAAGTACGAAGCCTTTGCTAAGGTGTTTGGAGATGAGCGTTTAGTTATGCTTGATCACCAAGGCTCTGTTAGTGATGAATCCTTAGCAGATAAGATGGAACACTTAGCCTTAATGGGTTGTAAGTATATCTTTCTTGATCACATTACTATTGCAGTATCTGAGGGTGTTCAAGGTAAAACAGGTAATGAAGCAATTGATTCATTCATGTCTGACATGCTTAAGATTACTAAGAAACATAACATATGGTTAGGTATCATCTCTCACCTGCGTAAATCAGGTCTTGGTATGAAGCCATTTGAAGAGGGTAAGTTACCTTCATTAGATGACATCAAGGGTTCTGGTTCTATTAAACAGATCTCGTTTGATATCGTAGCATTTTCTCGTAACATGATTGCTGAAACAGAATCAGAGCGTAACACAATTAAATTAAGGGTACTTAAATCACGATTCACCGGCTTGACTGGTGATTGTGGATCAACTCGATACGACACTGCAACAGGTCGTTTAACTCAAAACACTGTAATTGACTTTGAATAGATGAATCCACTAAAATACTTATCCGAACGCGTATCTAAAGTCGTAGTAAACTCAGATAAGATTTATAATGAGGGTGCTCGACTATTAGCACACCATCCCACATGGGAATATGAATTAGAAAGACTTATAGATGAATCATGGGACACACTCCTACGTTACTGTATCCGTAATAAAACCTCCAAGTTTACCGCCTCAGTTAAGCTCACTTTTTCAAGTGATCTCATTGGAAAGCGGATCGCCCGTTCTATCGGCGTTGATGATACTAATATCAAAACAACTTTAAGTCTTGGTGACTTGTTCTTAGAAACATTCCTTCAAGATGGGTTGATAGATATCTTCCGCGAGTATGAAGGACAGAAGGCACCGTACATGGTGCGTATTGTTAATCAGGCTGACGACATTAAGCCAGTACTTATTGGTACTGTGTTTGAAGCTCCGTTACCTATTGCTGGTTTGTACAGTGGTATTACTAAAGATCCATTCATTAAAGGATGGTCTAACAGTAAGCTATTCCATGAGTACTTAGACAAACCTTTTGTTAAGGCTCTTGAAACTTTAAGACAGCAAGGTTGGAAGTTAAACTTAGATGTGCTTAAGGCTATGCAAAATAATAAACCTAAGGAAATTATAGAGTTAACAGATGAAGACGGAGTACTATATGAGTACAACGTACATCATGAGAACCTACATTTACCTAAGCAGCTTAATCACCTTGATGGTACTACTTTCATGGGAAAGAAAGATCCTAAGCTACAGCGTATGATCTCTAAGTACTTTGAGTATATGCAGGTAGTTAAGAAGGCTGAGATGGTTGGTGACAGAACCTTCTACCAAGAAGTTTCATGTGACTACCGAGGTCGTATCTATTATGCTGAGTCATTCTTGGAGTTCCAAGGTAGTGACTTGTCTCGTAGTTTGTTCTTGTTTAATAACGAGGAGAAAGTTACTCCAGAAGGTTTTAAATGGATGCTTATTCATGCTGCTAATAGCTACAATGCATCATACAATATCGATCAGCTAGAAGATATCGATTGGTTATCAACTGATTATGTAGATTACCTCAAGGAAGAGGGATTAGAAACTATTAGTGTAGATAAGATGACCTTAGAAGATCGAGAGGCATGGGCTAAGGAGAATTTAAAGTTCATAATTAGTTGTGCTAATGATCTAAAGGTTATAAATGACTCAGAAAAGCCTTATGCTTTCTTGGCAGCATGTATCGATATAACTAAATGTTTGAGCTCTAAGGGTGACTATTACTCTAGATTACCTATACCTATTGATGGTAGTAATAATGGTTGGCAGCACCTAGCAGCTATGTCTAAAGACAAGCAAGCAGGTGAATTAGTTTCTTTAGTACCTACTAAAATCCAAAAAGATTTCTATGTAGCTGTAGCTAAGGAACTAATCATTACAATGCCTGATTGGTTTACCAGTAAGGGTATGCCTATGAAAGACATTCGTAAGGGTATCGCTAAACGAGGTTCAATGACTCGTGCATACTCGGCTGGTAAGAAACGTATCTCTAAGAATATGTATGATGACTGCCACGTAGAAGGCTTCACAGTTAAATACAACATCACAGAAGATGATTGTAATATGCTGTCAGGTAATCTTATCAAGGCTATTAACTCAGTATGTAATGGCCCGTTAAAGACCACTAAGTATCTGCAAAAGATAGTTGAGCATGAGATTAACTCAGGTCGTAACGTATTAGATTGGCATACCCCTAGTGGCTTTCCTGTAATATATAAGGCATTCTTACAACATGAACGTAAACAAAGAGGCACTATCAAAGGTATTGTCGGTAATAAAGACGGGCGTGTCATGCACGTTATCCGAGTGGATGTACTTAACAAAGATACAGGTGAAAAAGTACCTTGCCGTAGATCATTTGCTTCAGGTATTAGCCCCAATGTTGTCCACTCTTATGATGCTGCTCATATGGCTAACACTATTAATGTATTTGATGCAAGCTTTGCAGCTGTACATGATAGCTTCAGTACACATGCCTCCGGAGTGGACTTTCTACAGGAAGTAACTAAGATGACTTTCATTGCTCAGTATGATGTATCAAACTTCTTTGATGTTATACAAGGTACACTAATGAATAACAAAGTGTCATTCACTCTACCACAACCTGAGCTAGGAAGTTTAGATTTAATCGATGTAATGGAATCAAAGTATTTCTTTTGCTAATCAGTCGGTACCTAATACCAAACAAAATAACAAACAACAAGGATAAAAATGAACATTAAAATTAGCTATGAACGTGATAAACAACTAGCTGACTACTCACAGGATATGTTAATGGACTTCTACGCTAAAGAAGGTGAGGAGTCCCCACAAGATATTTTTGCTCGTGCTTCTTGGGCATGGAGTAATTTTAAAGGTATAAGAGATGAAGCGTTAGCTCAACGCTTGTATGACTATGTATCGAAGGGCTGGTTTATGTTCGCCAGTCCTGTTCTTTCTAATGCCCCTGACTCATCGAACAAGGCCAAAGGTCTACCAATATCATGCTTCTTAACGTATGTTCCTGACACAATTGAGGGTCTTATTGATCACAGCTCTGAACTACGCTTACTCTCTGTTATGGGAGGTGGTGTGGGTGGCCATTGGAGTGATGTACGAGGTGTATCGGATATTGCTCCCGGCCCTATCCCGTTTCTACATACGGTAGATGCGGATATGACGGCATATCGCCAAGGTAAAACACGTAAAGGTTCTTATGCTGCTTATATTAACGTTGATCATCCTGATGTTATGGAGTTTATCGGTCTCAGGATCCCAACGGGGGATGTCAATCGTAAGTGCTTCAACCTTCATAATGCTGTTAATATTACTGATGGGTTCATGAGTGCTGTAAAAGCAGGAACTAAATATGAACTTATCGACCCTAAGAAGGGTAACACCGGTGAATGGTTAGATGCACGAGTTGTATGGCAGAAGCTTCTAGAAACCCGTTTCCGTACCGGAGAACCCTATCTTAACTTTATTGATACTGCTAATGAGGCTTTACCACAAGCACAGAAGGATCTAGGTCTATCTATTAATGGTAGCAACCTTTGTAATGAGATTCACCTAGTAACAAACGAAGACCGTACTGCTGTATGTTGTTTAAGCTCAGTTAATCTAGAGCACTATAGTGACTGGGTTGGTAGCACAATGATTGCAGACCTTATTACTATGCTTGATAACGTACTCGAATACTTTATTGAGAATTGCCCTCCTGCTTTGTATCGAGCAAAGTACTCTGCATCAAGAGAAAGGTCTCTTGGACTAGGTGCTATGGGTTTTCATAACGCTTTACAACGTAATAATGTTGCCTTTGGTAGTGAAGATTCAGTAGTTATGAATGAAGAGATGTTTTCTTACATCAAGAAAGCAGCTGTACAGGCTAGCAGGTTGCTTGCAGGTGAGCGTGGAGAAGCTCCTGATATGGTGGGTACCGGTATGCGTAATGCGCACCTACTAGCTATCGCTCCTAATGCCTCTAGTAGCATTATAATCAGTTCTTCCCCTTGTATTGAGCCTAATAAAGCTAATGCCTATACTCATCGTACTCGTGCTGGTTCTTTCTTAGTACAGAACCTATATCTTAAGGATGTACTAGAAGCTCTTGGTAAGAATACACAGGAAGTGTGGAGTAACATCATCACTAATAGTGGATCAGTACAACACTTAGACTTCTTAGATGACCAAACAAAGAAAGTATTTGCCACAAGCTTTGAGATTGATCAGATGGATATTGTTAAATTAGCAGGTCAACGTCAACGTTATATCTGCCAAGGGCAATCTGTTAACTTGTTCTTTCCCTCTGGTGCTGATCGTGCCTATGTTAATAAGGTACACCTCTCTGCTTGGGAAAAAGGCCTTAAAGGGTTATACTATCTACGTACTGAGGCAACTGCTCGTGCAGAGAATGTATCTAAGAAGGTAGAGTCTAATAAGTTAATTGAAGAGAAAAGAACTATTGTATACGGTAAGGATAATTGTCCTCACTGTGCTAACGCTAAAGGTTTACTTGCCTTTAATAATATTGAGTATGAATATATCGATATTGAAGTTGAAGGTAAGACTGCAGCTGAAATTACAGGACGCCCTGACGTTCGAACAGTACCTCAGATATACCTGAAGGGAGAATACATTGGTGGGTTTACTGAACTAAGTAACCACTTACAAAACCAAATAACAAACACCGAGTCAGATGAATGTCTCGCATGTGAAGGATAAAAGTAAATGTCGTTAATGAATTTCGCAAAGACCTACAAACCATTTAACCATGAATGGGCTGTAGCTATAACAAAGACCCATGAGGAAATCCACTGGGTCGAGGACGAAGCTGACCTATCAGAAGATATTAATGATTGGAAGCTTAAGCTTAACAAAGATGAGAAAGAGTTTATTACTCACATTCTCCGTTTGTTTACACAAGGCGATGTACAGGTAGGTCAAAACTATTATGACTTCCTTATCCCTAAGTTTAAGAACAATGAAGTACGAGTAATGCTTGGTTCATTTGCAGGTCGTGAGGGTACACATCAACGAGCTTATGCCCTGTTGAATGATACATTGGGACTACCTGATGAGCAGTACCACGAGTTCCTTGAGTACTCAGAGATGGCTGATAAGATTGAGTTTATGTCACAATCAGACAGCAGCACTCATTCAGGTCTAGCCCTAGCATTAGCCAAGTCTGTGTTCAATGAAGGTGTATCCTTGTTTGCTTCATTCGTTATGCTGCTTAACCTACAACGCTTCGGTAAGATGAAGGGTATGGGTACAGTTGTTGAATGGTCTATCCGTGATGAGACAATCCACGTAGAAGGTAACGCAAGATTGTTCCGTGAGTTCTGTAATGAGCATCCTCGTGTTGTCAATGATGAATTCAAGGCTAAGATCTACCAGATTGCTAGGGATATTGTTTCCCTTGAAGATAAGTTTGTTGACCTTGCCTTCTCTAACCATGCTATTGAAGGTATTACTAAAGAAGAGGTTAAGGATTACATTCGTTACATTACTGATCGCCGACTCATTCAGCTAGGTCTTAAACCTAACTTCAAAGTAAAAGATAACCCATTACCTTGGTTGGACTGGGTACTCAACGGTGTATCTCATGATAACTTCTTCGAGAAGCGTGTTACAGAATACTCTGTTAACGGTATGGGTGGTGACTGGGGATGGAGTAAAGCTCCTGAACTAGAAATAGTCGGTACCTAATAGTAAAAGATCCCTCTACCTTAGGGCGTTGTAGTACGTAAAGCTATCAGAAGGCTCATCGCTGTAAAGGATGAGCACCTATGCGCCTATAGCTCAGATGGATAGAGCAACGCTCTTCTAAGGCGTGGGTCGGGAGTTCGAATCTCTCTGGGCGCACCATTAACCTAAGGTAGGAACAATAAATATGATTAATAACTATGACATAGAAGATATGTGTAATGAGATAGCTGATCATGAGACTGAACATAACACTGTTAAGTCATCAAATATGTTTAGCTATATTGATATGGCTATCTACTCAGATAACTTTACCTTTGAATATAATATTAAGGAAATAAATAATGACTGAATTAAAACATTATAATCTATTTGCATTACAAGGTGATGCACAAACTACAGATCAAGATGTATGCGAAACCCTAGGTTTAGACCCTAGGCTAGCCAATACCCCTAAAATTAATGATGCAGCTATTGATAAAATGTATCGAGACAATTACCAAGGATACCTTGCACAAGGTATGACTGAGTCAGATGCACTAGCAATGGCTCATGGTAAAGCACAAGATGCTAGACAAGCTGTTAAATCAGCTATGAACAGAGAAGATTAAAAAAATAAAGCCCCCACTCAATTACGAGTAGGGGCTTAAAAATTGCTTTAGATAGGTATATTACTGAAGAAGTTGTCTACATCATCATAAGTAATACTGCTAACATCATATCCTTTTAATCTAAGATCAAGTAAATATGAGTTAGTATTTGCAGCAGTAGGGATTAGGCTCTTAGATTTTATATGATTAACAAGGTCAACTAAGCTTATAGGTTTTGTCTTGTCTGTTAATATAGAATCATTTGTAGGGATATCATCACCACTAGTTACAGCAGGTACTTCATCAACCTCTGTAGCTTCATCAGTAAACTTAGTATCACGTTGAGCTTGCTCAAGTAAACCGGCTCTACTATTAGCTTTTACAGGTGCTTCTTCAACCACTTCAGCTGCTACTGGTGCTGCAAACTTAAAGGGTGTTACTGGCTTCTTAGCTGAAGCAAGTGATTCAGTAATCATAGAAGATAACATTGGCCTTGCACCACCACTAGGTGCCATCTGTATAATACCACCGTATTTAGCTCTCTTAATAAGGAACTTTCCGGCCTCAATACCCTTAGCTTCTGAATTATCAGCCCATGCTTGTAGTACTCTAGGGCTAATGCCTCTAACTGTCTCAAACAATCCTAGTAAGGCTTCATACTCAGTTGCATTAACTGCCATGCTCTTACGCTCAGACTCAGGGACAAGGTTAGGAGGTACATATCCATTATTGATTGCTTCATCAAGGATTTTGTTAACCTGTAGTACTTTCTTATTCCAATCTAGCTCAGTACGCATAGCACCACTGCTATTTCTTCTCTTTAGGAAGATTGCTTTGTACTCACTCATAGGTTCGAACTGATAGAACATGCTATCAAAGAAACCACCCATAGATTCGTACTGACCATCAGAACCTATACCAACCACACCTTTAATTTTAATAAGCCTTAGCTCCTGTGCTTTAGCTTCTTTGTAGGCATTATAAATATCACCATTAGTTTTAGCAACAGTCTTAATTGACCTAGGTATTGTTATATTGTTATAAGCGTTACGATAGATAAGGCCCTGACCACCAGTAGATATAATTGAATCGTGTACCCAAGAAACTGGTCTTGGTTTAGATCTTCCCTTATTTACTTCTAACATAGTTAATGTAATCCAAGCTGCATCGATAGCCTGTGTAGGCATTACCGCTGCTTCTCTGGACAAAGAACTACCTGCAAAGCTTTTATAAGGTCTATATACTTTTGCTTGGTTATCCCAGTAGTATTGAACAGGCTTGGCATGTCCAGGCAATAGCCCCATCATCTTACGGGGTATAGACTTACTAGTCAGCATACCACTACCATCGTCAACCATAAAATCAATTGTCTCAACACCACTAGCTAAGAATTTAAAGCCATGCTTACCAGTAGTAAATGAGTTATAGTCTACAGTCTTTGGTATTGTGGTTAAACCAGCAGGGCTGATAAGGACATCATCACCTGTTATACTCTTATAAACCAGTGGTTTATCAAGTATTGCCATACCATAACCAATATCCTGTAGCTTCCTAACTGAAGTAGATATAGCTTCTCTTAATACATTCTCTAAAGAAATATTAAGGCTAGCAGCAGCATCAGATAATGAACCAAAGTGAGGTAACAAGTACTTAGATACTAAGGGTTCTATGTTAGTCCTTGATAATGTGTCTTCCAAGAAACCTTGAAACATACCTGCATCTTTGGAGTAAGACACTTGCATCAATGGCGCTTTAAAGAACTCATTCGCCATCGCATGGTAATCACCTCGATATACATCAGGTAGCTCTGCAAAGAAAGCACTAAATGCATCTGCAGTATTAGAGTCCTCAATAGTACCACTCTTACGGTTAATCCTATCTACTTCTTCAATCATAGATGCCATAGTAGCATCACGAAGGTCTCTTGGAGCACGCTCTTCATCGGCATACTTAGCTCTACCAAGACGATCTGCATGTTCACTGTTACCGTGTTGGAAGGCCTGAATAAACAAACCACTCTGAGTACCATCACTAATTGTTGTATGAGTAATAGACCTACCAAGCTTATTGCTCTTAGGGTTAGCTGCATCATTCTTCAATTGGAACATATCATCCCACAAAGCAGCATTAGCAAGGAATTCTCCTTTAGGTATTGCTGCTAAGTAAGTTAAGATGTTATTGTGTTTATTATTAGCATCACCTTCTGGATCGTTTATATAGGCGTTATACTGACCACCTAAGTCTGCTAACGCGTTAGCTAGCTCTGGTGTGTAAAGGCCAATAAGATCTCTATCAGGCATCTTCAGTACATCAGGTAAAGGCTTAACAACAGTATGATAGTTCAGTACAGCATCAATCATTGTACCTAAGGCACCAAGCTTATCTGGAGTTAGACTCTCAAGGGCTTTCCCTCTTGCTACACCATCTTCTATCTTGAAGATCTTTAGACCCTCTGATTTAAGTCTGTCATTCTCTAAAGAAGAATTCAAATCATTAGGGAAAAGCGATTTACCATACACGATATCTCTTTCACCGAAGTTAAGGATATCACGAATCATATCCTTGGAACCCATGTAATCAAGATCGTAACTATTAATAAAGTAACGATGGTTCATGATTGAGTGCATGATCTCAGCGAACCTTAAACCTTCAGCACCCTTAATTGCTTCTAAGACCATACCCTTCTGCTTGATAATGTTGTTCATTATCTTAACAGCAGCCGGTATTGGAGACCAACCTACTCTTTTAGCTTCATCTCTAGGAGGTAATTGATTGTTCTTAATCTTATTAAAGTCTTTCTGGGAAAGACCATAATGCTCTGCCATGTAGTGAGTAGAGTATACACCTTCATCCGGAGAGTTAATTAGGAACTCAGGTGACAACATAGCTGTCATAAACTTTTCTTGCAGAGCTACATGAGAAGGTAAGAAGCGATAGCTTACACTACCCATCATGTCCTTTACAGTCTCCGCAGCAGAGGTATCTAGGTCTCTACCTAATACAGAGTTGCTTGTAAGAGACCTCTTAGTGAATGTTTGTTTCTCACCAAGGGCTGATCCAACAATTTGGGGTGTTCTAGATGAAACATTCCTACCAAGCCTAGCTGTAGCTATCCTAGCAACAGTACCAACTTTCCTAGCTATAATTTTCTGAGCATCAGTAGGGAGATACTCTATCTTACCATCCGCAGATCGGTTAAGAGCATAGCTACCTTTTTGTACTTCAGCTTGAAAATGAGTAGCCATTATGCTCTCAAAGAAACCGGGACTTGGTTCAGGTAAGCCAACAGTCTTGGCCATATTTTTCATGAAGTGAGTACCGCTAGCAATTACGTTATCGTAATTAATAACTCCTGTATTTGGGTTTACAGCTACATCTTCTTCTGCATCTGCCTTTGCCCTAGGGATCTGAGACAAAGCAGAGTAAGACGCAATACCTGCCATATCAGCTACTGTCTCCATCTCAGAATCTTCGAAGCCCTCTGCTAGCATTAAGGTGTAACCCTTAGCTTGTCGTGAATCAGGGTTAGACGAATCATATACCATACTACTAGATGATAAGAGATTTTGTCTAGCTCTTTCAGAGATTAAAGCTAGTGGTGAAGATACACGGTCAGCAGCGTTCTTAATCTGTGTTTCCGTGGCAGCATACTTTTCAGCTTCTCCGGGAGATAGATACTTTGCTTTCTCATTACCTTCACCTAAGATTAACTCAGCTGCTTTTGTAAAGTCACCGGGCATTCTTTGGCCAGTAGCAGGATCAACAACTGATTGCATAGCCTCAAAGCCTTGCTGGAAATCCTTTTCTTTAGCTTGTTCATCTAAGAACTGCCTTGAATAATCTTCAGGATTTACAGGTACACTTTGATTCTGCATTTGCTCTTGATCAAGCAATGATAAGTCATTAGTTGCTGGATTAGGTATTTCACGGTCACGCCTAGCCAGCGGATCTGGATCTAGGGGAGTACCAACAGCTTGTGCGGGTACAGGTGGTAAGCCAAACGCTTGTGGAGGAACACCTCCATATTCCATTATGCTTCTTGCAGCTTCGTCTACTGAAGAAACTGCTGGGAGAGGAACATCCCCGTAACGTGCGTCCATCTCTCCTTGAGATGTTCTTGGTTGAGGGATATTTAAGTTACGAGCGTCAGGTGCCGTCCTGTTTCGTATATTACCAAATAAAGCCATTTTATTTTTCCTTAAGTGAATTTACAAATAATTCTTCTAGTTCATCGTATGTTCTAGGTACAGACCCGATTAAAGGCATTGCCCTTGCAAGTTGTCTTCCAGCTGTAGGGTAGTCACCATCAGATATAGCACTACCTGCTCTAACAAACCTATCAGCCCATGCGACTGGTGCCATATTGCTTTTAGCTGTGTCATAAACCCAGCCACCGATAGTACTTCTATCATTACCGGGACTCATTGCATCACTTAGGCTAACGCCTTTACGATTGTATAGTGGAGCCATTGCATCTACAATAACCTCACCACGACCTAATAAACCTGCACCATATAGGGTTCTTTGAGCATTCTTCATTATACCATTGATATATGGGCTGTCTTCTCCGTAAGATAATTGATCTTTTAAACCATTAGCCAATCCAGCAAGAGCCATTGCACCAACCATAACTGAGAACGCTTGATAACGCATACCTACATTACCATCTTTAATATAATCATTATATAACTTAGGTATGACTGAGGTTTGCAGTGCTGCAAGGTACCTTGTCATAACGGTTATAATCCTAAACCTAGGGTCATGATAATACTTAGGAATGTTATGTGGTTGTGGGTTAGGAACGTTTGAATCAACCATGTTTGATACAGCCGTATTAATATTTCTCATGAAACTATTAAAAGGTACATCAGTTACATCCTCTTTACCCTTAAGTACAAACATTTCATATCTTGAAGACAATGAATTAAGCTCACCGCTTTCTGTATTTTCGATATAAAACATTACATCAGGTACATTCATACCGTATGCTTGTAACTCTTTTAATGCCTGGTATTGGAACTTAGTTAGCCCCTTACCAGTCCTAAACATTTCGACTGGTACACCTCTAAGTGCTTCCACATAAGATGCCACCGTATCAGATGCCATAGATATAGCAGCCATACGAGTAGACTCAGTAGTTTGCTTAAGTAAGGTTATCTTTGCGAATAAGCCCATAACATTACGCATACTGTTGTCTGCATACTCGAATCTAGACTGAGTGTTAAACCCAGTTTCTGCAAATCCAAGATCTTCAAATAAAGTTCTTCCAATAGATTCTTCATACAAACTATCCAGTTTAACACCAATAGCATCAAGCTCTTTGTCATTACCTTTTACAGCCTGAGCTACTTTTAGCGCGGCCTCTATCTCAGCAATCTGTTCTGCAAGCTTAATATCTTGAGTCTTAAGAGCTACGTTACCTAATTTAGATATGCGTAGAGCACTAGTAACAAATGAGTTACTACGAGTAAATGCATCATCGCCAATTTCGCTAAGCATATTCTTAGCCCATAAGCCTAATTGGTCTCCTACCTTCTCTCCTCTTGTGCCTAGCAATGACAATGCAACCTCAGGTAACGAGGATAATCCTGCCTTACCTAGCATAGCTAACATTGTCAAGGTTCCTGTCCATGCATATACATTTTTAATTACTGGGTAATTATCTAATGTGTTATACTTACCTTCAATCATATCAAAGTAATCTTTAATTTCACTGAGGTATGTTTGCTTTTCTTCTGGACTAGAGAACTCACCATTCTGATCTGCCATGTCCGCTAACTTATAAAGAATCTCTGCATCTTTACCGTAGTAGCTATTGATAGCTATGTTAGCCGCTAATCTTTCCTTAATACCTTCTAATGATCTAAAGAAGTTCTTCTCAAAGATATGATCTAATTCAGGATCTCTAAATAAACCTGCATTAGCAATTGCTTCAGAGGCATCTCTCATTTTTCCTTTATCACTAGAGAAAATATTCTCTACTGTTTTATTAGCTTCACTCCTTGGCATACCTTGTGCCATTAACTTATCAATAATGGTATCTTTATTTTTATTGAAGGTATGTTTATCTATCTCAGGAACAAAGAGGGAATCAAGATTATCAATCAAAGAACTAGAAACGCCAGACTCATTAGCCATACCCCTAGCTGTTCTTTGCATGTTACCCAACTCACTATGATACCTGTTCAATGCTTCAAAGTTAGGATGTTCTACGGGTGTATCTAACCCCTTAGACCAAAATCTTCTATAAGCATCTAGGATAACGTTACCAGATTCTACTTCACTCATATTCATTTCCGCAGAAATATTTGCAGAGCTGGTATGCTTTGCAGCCCACTCACCTAGTAGTGATCTTTTAAAACCACTGTAAGGTTGACCCGGAACTATACCCATACCTGACATAAGCGATTTAATAACAGCTCTATTTCTCAGAAATTTACCGTCAGCATTATAAAGCTTTTTAGTCATCTGATTAGCATGACCTCTTAATAGTCTAAAACCATCTGTAAGTATGTTAATAAAGCCTTCTTTGTTAGTCATCTTAACTGCATCAGTAGCGTTCCTAGGATTACCTGATATAAAATCATGAGACTGTAACTGAATACCCTTAGCTACGTTAAAGGTATTAAACTCAGTACCAATGCCGGGCAATGATCCAGAGTTATATTCTTCTTCAAGAGATAATTGTGCTTTTTGGTTATCATCTAGATCTCTTGTATTAGTCCTGTGATAATCATAAGCTGAATGTAGTTGTGCTAAGGTCTTTGCCTCACCAGCTCCTGTAATAACACCACCGATAGCTCCACCAGCAATAAAGGAATCAACCAATTGCTTGTTGAAATCCTTTTGGTACCTAGCATCTAAGTTCCATTGTCCAGTAGCTGCAATAAGTTCTAAGGCACTCTGAGCAGTCTCAGTAACACCCTCAGTAATACCAGCAGCTGATATACGTGCAAGAGCTTTAGTTGCATATGCCATTGTAGCTACTTGCGACTTTGCAAATGCACTACTAAACTTGGCAGTCTCGATAAGTTCTTTCTTAGTTATAGTTGCAATTTGTTCTTTAGCTACTTCTGGAGTAACTCCCTTCTTAGCAACTACAATCGCTACCATCTCATCTAAGCCTTTCTTAGTAAGGAGGCTACTTGCGCCCTTAGCAAAGATAGCTTCAATACCTAACCTATCAAGAACAGAAGCAAACAAACCAAAAGAGGAGGCTTGAGCTGGGTTCTTTTCACCTTCAGGTTGGTCTGAATACATACCACCAGTATATGTTAACCATCCGGGTAACACAGATATACCGGCTGCTACAACTGCAGGAGCCCCTAAGGTAGCAGCAACGCCACCAGCTGCTAATGCAGAAGTCCACAACGGAATCATTGTGATAAGGTTGTTAGATAAGAACAAACCAGTATCTGCTACTGCAGAAAATGGATTACTTGTATCTATATCAGAAACTGTAGCAACGTAAGATGGGGTGTCTGCATCATACAGTTCAGCTTTTAATTGGTATTCTTTACCCTTCTGGCTTATATAATCCCACTGACCTTTTTCACCAGCCATCTCTAATACACCACCAATACCCTTAACGAACATTGTCGTTGCAACGTTAAGTGCAGCGTAAGATTGATTAATAAAGCCAGTAGCTTTATTCATAATGTTTCTATCGTTAGGTTGATAGTTAACTCCACCGATAATTCTAGGAGTTAATGCAGCAAATAAGACCCTTCCTCTTGCCTCTTCTAATTGGGTAGTGAGGAGACTTCTTGTGGAGTCGCTCATTTCTTCTGTTGCCAGTACCTCATTGAGTCTTTCAACTTCAGTAGCAGCAGTGGCAGCAGCTGTAGCGCCAACAGCATCTTGAAATGCTTTGTACTCTGCTGGTGAGGCTACGTTAGAGGTCTTTTCCCATCTAACGCCTTGTGCCTTATCATAGTCTTTCTTTTCCTTAGCGAGTGCTCTTAATGGATCTGTACTGTCTGCTGTTGGAAACAACCTACTAATACTACCACTAGCAATTGAGTTATTAATATCTTCAGGGTTTGAGAAAGCAGTAGGGTCAATTACGCCAAGAGAGGTCATAACAGAGGCTAAGTCTTCTCCTTCAAGATTGACTTGCCTTGCTAGTACACGATTCTTAAATGCAGGGTCTTGACCTTTCGTATTAAGACGATCAAACTCACCCGTTTCTGCGAACCTATTTACAAACTCTTGTGTCCTATCACCTTGATATTGGTTAGGAACAATTATTCCTGCTTTATCTTTAGCAGTCTCAAAAGCGTTAAAGCCTTGTATACGGTATGATTGATCATCAACAACTGTTGTGTCAGCATCTATACTGTAAGAGGAACCTACGGGCTTCCCATCAATAAATTTTACCTGTGGGCCAGGATCTTTTTTATCTTCTTCTATCATAAGTTCCTCTCTTTTTAATTTACTTTGCCTACTTTACCTAGACTACGCAAATGAAGATACGCCGTTAACGGACTTTCTGCTTTGTTTTGATTTAAGTATGTTGCAACATCCTTAGGCACCTTTAAGGAACCATTGTTTGGTAATGTAATATCTACCTTAGTAGTAGATGCATTGTCACGGTATTTTTCGTACTCACCTATTAGTCTAGCAAGGCCCGGTTCTAACTTATCACCAGCTAACTCAGTTCTAATTCTGGCATAAGCAGGTGCTGATAAGGGGAGCCCTTCAGGATTCATAAACAATTCTTTTCTAGTTGGGGCTATACGAACAGCAGCTTGAGTGTACAAGGCACCAACATATTTAGACGACCATTCTGCGTAGTCCATTCCAGCTCTGTAAGTACCAACAGTATTCATAGCAACCTTAGCCATCTGAGCTACATCTCTAGCCTGAATAGTACTACCATATGTTGTCATGTGAGTAGTAGTATCTAAAGTTTGTTGAGCAATATTATCTTTAATATCGTTTGCGTTCTTTAGCTCAGGGTCTAATAAAGCACCAACCATTGATGATACTGCACCTTTAACGTCACTATTTAAGGTTGTAAAATCATCAACACTTAGTGTATTAGGAACAACAGTAAAGCTTACATTACCTTTAGCGTCTTCTGTTTTTGTAGAGAATGTACCGTTATCTAGGTCTTTATATAGATTTGTAATTGTCCCGTCAACCACTCTTTGTATTGGTTTATAACCCTCTTTTTTAGTAGCTAGTGAATTGAGTCCTTCTAAGAGAGCTAAGTTAGCAGCTACACGTTGCTCCAAAGGTAAAGTATCATTCTTTCTCATTTGCTGAAGTGCAAAGTTCCTCTGATTATCAGGGATACTTGTATTAGCTAAGGCAGATGCGAGACTCTTATCAATAGCATTCCCTCTATCACTTAGGTCTTTAGCAGCAGCAGCCTTAGCTGTTACTGTAGCAGCAGCTGTAACGGCTTCTCTTTTATCAGCAGATTGAAGAGCATACAAACCAGCGTACTTAAGTGAACCACCGAATGAGCCACCAGTAAGCATACCACCGGCTAACAAGATACCAAACCTAATAAACTCTTTATCTGTAAATAAGTCTTTAAATGATTTAGATAGCTCTTTCCAGAATGTATCAGGTAATTTAGCTTTGTCTTCTTCGCTACCTGAATTAGGGCCACCTATAATAGAGTCACCACTTACGCCTACTAAGGTGTCAGCTATAGACGCAGGGTTTACTGTGCCACCAGCAGCACCTAGGCTATCTATAGTCTTTTGTTGTGTTGATGTCAGTGGGGGTAAATCTGTTTCATCAAGAGGTGGTACAACCCCACTCTCTACTGTAACTGGTGTTACTTGATCTGCATTATCTTGTAATGGAGGTACTACTAAGAGATTGTTAGTACTGATAGGGGCAAATGCCTGAGCTTCTGGATCATCAGCTGCATCAATACCACCACTAGAGTTATCCCCTTCGGTCATAGGTTTAATTGTACTAGGTAGTTGAGGAGAGAAGTTGGAAGTAGCAGCCCTAATCATTCCGGGAGATGATTCAACACCATTAGCTCTATCTATAACCATCTGAGCTTTAGCTCTCTTTACAAGATTGCTACTATCTCTGATATCTAGATGTGCTGCTCGGACTTCCAATTCAGTAGGCATTGATTGTGGAGGTACACTAACAAGACTAGTCTCATCTATCGGGCCTACTGGCGGCACTTTCATAGTATCTCTTGGATTAATGGAAGCTCGATAAACAGGAGGTACCTGAGATCCTACATTAGGATTTCCAGAAGAATACTCACCCATAATATTACTGACATAATTAGCTGTTTCTTTTGGTAATCCTACCTTCCAATCTAAACCCTTTGCTTCGTTAGCTGCAATATGTTTTTTGAGATTTCCTGGGCCAAAATTATAAGCAGCTAATCCTTTTTCTAAATCACCATCAAAGGCCTTTGTAAGTCCAGTCATGTATTGTCTAGAGGCATTGATTTGGGTATTCTCATCTGCTGTGTTAACATCAAAGGGGGTAGTACCATATCCCGGTTGTGCTGCTGAATCCCCTTTCCATTGTAAAATACCTTTAGCTGGGTATTTAGGTGGGACTTCTCCTTTTTTAACAGGTGGCGTTGTTAGTTCTCCTGTCTTAGGGTTTCTGTGGTATCCTCCACTTTCTTGATTAATCATATGACCAAGTAATGAATCATCAAAAGGTTGAGTAGAAGTCTGAGGTACTTGTGGAACAGGTTCAATTGCTTTAGGTACTTCTGCAGTTATTTTATTAACCGATCTTTGTGCTTCGGCTTGTTGCCTAAGTAATTTTGCTCTTTCTTGTTCTATCTTAAGAGCGTCTAACTGTTGTCGTGTAGACAACGGTCCAATATTATCCATATGATTCTCCTTAGAATAGTCCAAACTTTTTAGCAAGCAAAAGACCACCAATAGTCCAACCGACAGGGCCTAGTGCTGCCATAGCAGCGGTCCCCCCAGCACCTAGGGCACCAGCACCTGTTGCAACGGCACCCGTAGTAGCTGCAGTAGTAGCGGCTGTACCTGCACCTAATGCTTGAGCAGTCAGACCAGCAGCCTGTGGAGCTAATGCTCCCATACCTGCATTCTGTGCGGCTAATATGGCAGCCTGTGATCCAGCACCTGAAGCAGCACCAGTACCAACAGCAGTTGCCATACCTTCTGCAGCAGCTGTACCTGAACCTAATGCACCACTAACACCAGAAGCAGTTACCTCAATACCCTTACCAAGAGCCATACTTGTCAATTGTTGATCAACAGGATCAGGTGTAGACATTGCTGGTGGAGGTGCTTGTTCGTTAGATGGTTGGATTGAAGCAGACATAGGGCCACCAACACTACCGAAATTATTTTTATCTTCTTTGGTCCATGCCCAAGGATCTCTGACCATAATTATTTACCTCCGCTGGCACCAGCTTGTTGTCTAGCGGGGTTACCATAAATAGTTGAAGCGTATCTTTGAAGACCTTGGTAAGGTGCATCAATAATTTGCTGATCAATAGATCTTTGTTGACCACCTAAGTTAGATAAACCAGAAGCACCACTAGAAGCTAGATCACCAGCAGCACCAACAGAGCCACCAAGAGCTTGTTCGGCGGCTAACCTATTTTGAAACATTTTGTTCTCATAGTCAGCATCTACTTGGGCTAATGCCCCTACAGTTTCTGCGTTCTGAGCACCTTGCATAACGGCTTGACGAGCAGAACCTAAAGTACCTGCTTGACCAAAGTTAGTATTAAGCCCAGACACTTCTTTTTGAGCATCAGATACAATACCAGCCTTTTGAGCTGCTAATACTTCTGCGCTAGGAGTGGTAGCTAAGCCTGTTAGTCTTTGTTGTTGTTCTTGTAGAGCAGATAAGCCACCAGTAGTAGCCTGCTCAATACCTTCAGCGCCGGTAGTAAATGCTTTATTTTGTAAGTCAGATACCCCAGATACATTATCAAGAGCACCTGAACCGTATAGCTTTTCAGCCTCTGCTCCTACTTTTTGAATGGAAGGCCTCATCCATTCAGGTATATTTTCAGTTGGCGCTGTAGGGCCACCACCACCACCATAACGCTTACTAACCTCTAATTTTTTAAATGACATTTAAATCTCCTTGAATTTCTTTTCTCATAACATGATACACTACCTGAAACCCAGGGATTACCTTTGGTAGTATTCTTGACCAGCCTTTTCTACCCCATTGCTCAACAGCTTTACAACCATTGTCTTTGGCAAATTGTTCTACAACATAATATTGTTCTGCCCACTCATTCCAGTCAACACCTGAGCAGGCAATGATATGTAGTGTTTTGTGATTAGAATACTGAATGAACTGAGTTAACCCAGTCCCTTTTAATTTATTATCATCATCCATAAATGCCCATAGTTGTGCATCATAACACAATATCTTACGCATATAGTCAGTAAGAGTAGATTCACCCACTCCATGATCCAATGATTCTTTCAGCATTGGGCCTAAAGTAGGCCAGTACTCTAATGCCTGTTCAGGCTTTACTAGTGTTGTTTTCATTCTGGTTTAATTGGCCATATAATATTTTCTGGGAAGTTTTTTTGCTGAGGAACATCCCTAAGCGCCTGCCTATAATCTTTCCACTCTTGATAGGAGTAGCTACTTAATCGTTCTTTAGCAGAGAGTGTGTCCGTCCAATCAGATCTTGATAGTAATAAATCTCTTTTTTCTTTACTATCTAGAGCTAAGAGGTCAACATCTATTTTTATAGATTTAGTACTATAATCAAAATAAAAGTACTTATTAGACCTACTAGGTATTTCAACAGGTGTGTTATCTGAGGTATCAATATAATACTTGTCGTAAGGTAGGTTACCTAATATAATTTTAAAACCTTCTCTTATGCCCTGATTATAAAAATCAGTTTCTGAACAAAAATTATTTGCTATAATTTCCCCAGTAACTTCATTATATATACTATACTCAATCATCGTTTAGCTCCTAACGCAAAAAGAGAGGTGGAGCTGGTTGTTCCCCCGCCGTAGCTAACTCGATCTACCGTATAAACAAAGGTACCTACTCCAGGATTATCAACTCCAGTAATAGTAATGGGTATTACAGGGTTAACACCACCACTTGATGCTGAGTAACCCTGTACAACAACTACTCCATCTCTCCTAATAACTGGTCCAAAGCCGGAAATTTGTTGACCATAAAAAGTAGCTATTAAAGCCACAGGTGCCGTGTAAGCTAATGTTATTGTTACCGTTGCACCAAAACCAGAAGCAGAACTACCTCTTGGTATCGTAACTTGGTCTTCTCCAATACGTAAAGTATCAATTTGAGCAACCCCTATCTTGGCAGTTGTAATTGCGGCATCAACTATTTTAGAATTATCAACAGAAAGATTGGCTATCTTAGCATTAGTGATTGCTGCATCTTGTATCTTAGAATTAGTGATTGCTGCATCTCGTATCTTAGAATTAGTAATAGCTGCATCTGCAATATAAGTAGATCCTAAGGGAGTTCCAGCAGAGAAAATAGTAGTACCATTAGCATCCCTAACTGCTATCCCACGGGTATCAATTTGATCTGCCGTAATATACTCAATGCTAGCATTACGTATGTATACACCTGGATCAACTGTAATAGTTTCACCCGATGCTGTTGTAATATTTTGGCTAGTCGTATAAACAATAAAAGGTACTGATGGGTTAATACTTGGGCCAGCAGGAGAAGTAATGGCAAATCTATCTGCTCTTACTTGAAAGTCACTTACAGGTGTCGAGTTGTTAGCCGTACTTGCTAAACCAAAACCAGATACATAACCGTTGTTATCAATCTTAACAGTGTATTTTCCAAACAACTCTCCAGTTTCAGTAGACCTAGTGCTAGACTCTGTTTGAATAGCTACTGTATTACTATTACTTATTGATTGTAGAGTTGTAATGCTACTAGCTAAAGCTGTATCAGAATTTGATCTAGTTGTTTGTTCTGTTTGTATAGCAGAAGAATTATCATCTACTGCAGTAACTAGAGTTGTAATACTACTAGCTAAAGCTGTATCAGCATTTGATCTAGTTGTTTGTTCTACTACTATAGCTGCTACATTATCATCTACTGCAGTAACTAGAGTAGAAATACTAGTAGCTAAAGCTGTATCAGCATTTGATCTAGTTGTTTGTTCTACTACTATAGCTGCTACATTATCATCTACTGCAGTAACTAGAGTAGAAATACTAGTAGCTAAAGCTGTATCAGCATTTGATCTAGTTGTTTGTTCTACTACTATAGCTGCTACATTATCATCTACTGCAGTTGTTAATAATGTTATAGATTCAGCTAAAGATTCGTCTTCTGTTTGTCTTATTGTTTGTTCTTCTTCTATTGCTGCTGCTCTAGCATTAGCTTCTGCTGATATATCTGCTAACCTAGCATTAGCTTCCTCGAGTAGCCTGTAGCTAACTGATGCAACAACAGTAGCATCCGCGTCAATTAAGTCAATACGGCTCCCAAGGCTTTCGAACAGCTGGCTTTCAGTAATATTGTTTTCAAGTATATCTAATATTTTCCCTACAGTGCCAGGAGTATTAACAATATCTTCACCCTCAACCTTAATATTATCTAAATCTATAGCAGAATTGTTATCATCAAAAATATACTTAGGATCATTGTTTGGCCTTAATATTGAAACAATAATTTCAATTTTACGACCACCTAATAATTTATACCACAGCTTATAATCATTACCAAAACCATCTGTTTTAAACCAAGTATAGTTAGCTGATTTGTCAGATTCGGTTAGCGAAGAAAAATTATATAAACCATAATATGATTTATTAACTTGACTATTAGATAAGTTTAAACCAACATTATTATCTGCAAACTTAAGATGTAAATATCTATATAAAAATGAAAAGGATCCATCATCATTATAAACAATGTTGTCTTCTAAATTACCCCCTCCTATCCCATTTATAGTCATATTATAAAGGAATGAATCTAAATCTTCATTACCTGTTAATGGTGGTGTTAAACTCATATTATCTCCTATCAGCGGGTGCTACGTCAATACCTATCAAGGCTAATCTCCAATAGCTAGCGCTACTAATTTTGTAATTTAATAATCTACCAGTAGTTCTCGGATTAACTTTATATCCTTGACTAGAATCATCATTGGGTAAAAACTCTAAAGTATCCCTACCCGAAACATTTGACCAGTCAGCATTAGACACATAGTTGTTTTGACCAGTAACTGTAATATTTATTGAGGCATCCACAGGTACGTTGTCAAACACAGGGGCTATACCGCTAATATATACACTACCTAAGGTATCTCCTGAATTTAACTTTTCCCTTGCTATATAAGAATCATAAGGGACTAAATCAGAACCACTCCACATTTCATAACCGGTATCTGCTTGTAGCACTTTATAGTTGCCAAGCAACATATGCAGTCTATTGTCAGAGTAAGAAAACAAATTAGACTCATTAACAGGAGCCTCAAACATAGATACTACATTAGGTAATTCTCTAATTGACCATGTGTTATTTCTATATTGGTAGATTAGAGCTTCATTGCAGAGAGAAGAGGAACCCTTAGGATAACATACCCATATTTCGTCATTCCTAGCATTTCTTTTTACAAACACTTTATCTGAGTGATCTCTATTAAGGTTGCTGAAGAAGTAATCTCTCATCCTCATATCGGCAACTGATTGTATCCCGCCACTTCCTGAATGAGTGTAGATATCATTCTTATCTACCACAAAATGCTTACCATCAAATTCGGCAAAACAATTAGTATTTAAGATTCCGTATCCGATAGCATAAGGTTGAACCCTACTTATACCTGTATTAATTGAGAGAACGTGTATGTTATCCGAAGAATATATATACATATTACCACGTAATTCTCCCATATCTAAGATAGGGCTAGAGCAGTTAATCTCTAATTCATCTGCTGTATCTGTTGTAGTTCCGGGTTCCCATGTGCTAGGGAATTGACCAGTGACTGCCTGAACAGATATCCTAATAGTTGAAGGGGCGTTAACAATAGTACCATTATCATTTATAGTTAAATTGGCAGCAACTAAAGAATAGCCTAAAGGTTTAATTACCCTAGCTGTTACTTCTAATCCTCCAAAATAGTTCCACCCTGGAATTTCCGCAAAGGTATTACTATAGTTAAGGTCACCATAAAGCATATACTTAGGTGTTGTTCTTCCATTGTTAATTACAACTGCATATCCGCCGTTAAAATAAGTTGATTGCCAAACGCTATCATTATAATCTACTCCAGAACCTAATACAATAACACTTGATTGGTTCTTAGCAGAGTCAACTCTAATTGCATTACCATCTTTTAAGTATATATTGTACCCTTGGTCTGGTCTATTCCAATGGAAACCATAGTCAGCTTGGAAGCTATTTAAAGTATTACTTACAATTTCACCAGTAATTGTTTCTACTGATTCATTATCGAATCTAATATTAAGCCCATCGCTAAATGCGTTATCAGGAAGTAATACTGCAGGTAAGTCTTTAATAATACCTCCCCTCCCTAACTCCATGATTTGTTTAGTTGGCATAACTACTCCTTATTTATTTATACGTTCTCTTTTACAAACATTTTAACTAAGGCACCAACGATATCTGAACGGACAACATCATTAACTGTAAATTGAATTACTGGAATCTCAATATTATTCTTTTCACACAATTTAGTAAACTTAGTAATACCATTACCATTACTTACATCTGATTGAGACGCATCACCAGATAAAATCATTTTAGAATTCTCACCTAATCGAGTAGTAATAGCTTTGATTTCATCAAATGTTAAGTTCTGAGCCTCATCTATGATTACTAAAGAGTTTTCAAAGGATCTACCTCTAATAGTCTCTAATGGTTGCATTTGAATTGCCTTCTTACTTACTAAATAATCATATTTAGTTTTACCAAATCTCTTTTCTAATACAAAAGTAATAGGTAATAACCAAGGAGCTAGTTTTTCTTCAACAGTCCCTGGAAATGCACCTAATGATCTTCCAGTAGGTACATTAGCCCTACTTAATATAATATAATCATAACCACCTTTTAAAAACATTTGAGCTACTTTACTAGCAGAGCAAAATGTTTTACCAGTTCCAGCTGGCCCTAACGCTACTGTGATTTCAAATTCACTAATAGCATCTAATAGCATTTGTTGGTTAAGAGTTTTAGGTTGGAAATGAAAAGACTTGTCTTCTCTTACCATGCGTTCATTGCGTTGTTTGTCGTTTCTTTTCAAGATATTCCCTATTAGGTACCGCCTCAGGCTACGATGCCAGACTTGTATTGTGTTCTACCGGACTCTTTTACTGCTGTTAACTCTTGACCTTTTAGATCATGTATGTTAAAAGCTATATGCACCCAACCGCTGTCGGGTACTCCAGACCTATAGAACTCTAGTATCAACTGGGTAAACTTAAAGTTATCTCTTATGTATAGTGCTAGCTCTTGGTTATCCATTCCGGGGATTTCGATGTCAGCTGCATAACCAAAGCAATGATGGCTTGTTTTGCTGCCACCTACTTTTGAGTTAACTTCTGGACTACGATACCCGCTTGAGATAATTACTGGGCCAAACTTGTCTCTCAATGGTTGTAATATATTATCAACTAACTCTTGAAGATTAGCTGTTACTGTTGCATTAGGTGTGTTATCAACACATAATCTAATTGCTAGATCTGATTTTGTTAATTCTTCTAAACTAAAATTCTTACTTAGTTTCATTAGATGTTATCAACCTTTCTAGGTTTAGTTAAATCAATACAGTCAGTTTGAAAAGCGCTGACCATTACTTCTTCTTTAAATCTTATAGTTAACTGTTCATTTTGTAATATACATGCTTGTAGCTCAGTTGAAACAACACCTTGACTAAACATACAAACACCATTAGTTAAACAATAAAATACTATGGGTAAAAACATTGTGTTAATCCTTTTTAACGCTCAGTTTATTGCTGACTATTTGCTTGACCATACCACGCATACCATAAATGACTACTACCATACCGATAATAATATACTGATACCATTCAGGCATCTTTTGAATTACTTCAAAGCCAGCTAGGGAATACTTATCCATTCCCGGAATAAAAGCCATAACCATTGGGGCTAGAAATATTATTAATACTAGTTCATCTTTCCAGCTCTTACCCATTTGTTCCATGGCAATTCTATCTAAATCAAAATCTTGTTGTTGTCCTGAGTTTGCTGCATGAATAGCTGCAATTGCTTTAGCTTTTTTAATATCAGACTCAGCTGTGATTTCAACTAACTTAGCCTCACCCTTTGCTTTGGTTTCTTCTTGTTTACCTTTAAGCCAAGTTCCCCCAATTTCAATTAGACTTCCTAAAATTGGAATCATTATATATTTCCTTTATTAACAATAACCCAGATAAGACCAATGATAACAGCTACACCAGTTAATACACTGATAGTAATAAGAATACCGTTGATCCATGCCCAGATTTTTTCTTTACGTTTGAGAGCAACTAAAACAATTGCTCTAGCATCTGCTTCACGTTTACGTTTAGCATCTGATTGAAATTGCAACCAGTCATCCCATAATCCAGGACGACCTTGGTAAATAAATAGTTCTTTTAATTGAGCTTCGTTTTGTTTAATTGTTTCAAGAGCAAAGAAAGCTTCTGAATCAGAACCTGACTTATTAGCTTTCTTTGATATCTCTGCTTTTGAATCAAAGAATTTGAACAGGTGTTGTCCTGCAGCTATGATGTCACCACCATTAGCAATTGTTTCTTTGATTACCCCAAAGGCTGCGTTAGCAATAGCAAGTTCAGCAATCATTACTTTATCCTATATTCACTGATCATAAAAGAGAAAGCGGTGACAACACCTGCAATCCATAACAAAGGTTTGGCTACTGAAGCTAACCACCCTAAAACAGTGAAGGCTCCTTGGGCTGCATTAAAAGCCGCAACTACTTGTTCACTATCTTGGGACAGTTTATCTACTTTAGCTTCCACCTCTATTAGGCGCTCGTATATTTCTTTATGTGTTACATCTTCATTGTTCATTTTCAACTATATTTGCTGTAGGTGTTTCCAACTCCTGCTTTAGAAGCTGCATAAAAGCATCCCTACCTACTCGCAATTGATCTAGTTGAAACATAGTTGAGCCAATCTTGCGGTCGAGATCGGTAACATGGTTTACTAACATCACTTGTTTTTCAGATAGATCGTCTACGTTGTGTTCTACTTCGTCGATTGTGATGACTTGGGGTTGTTTGTTTGCCATTATCATTTTCCTTTATGTTAAGCTACAGCTTGTAGCGGAGTTAAATCTTCCGTTGTCCAGAAGTCTTTGGCGAGCATAATCTGCAAATGCTCTACGTTGCGTGATACTGTGTCAGCCCAGTCTTCGTCAGTCATGCCCTCAGGCTGACCAGCGTTGATGAGGTTTACGGAGTCCATTGTTGCCGAGTAGTGGCGGGCGATTTTTTCTGCTGTGGTTTCGATAGTGTCGTTCATTTTAGTTTCCTTTTAAGGGTGGGTTGATTTGTATTCGTCAAACTCGGCTTTGAGTTCTTGGATAGCTGCTGTAAGGGTGGCGACCAAGAAGCTGGTGTCGATGCCTTGATACTTAGGCTTGCCGTTAGCGTCCACAGCGTCTTTTTCGCCACTCACGCACTGCGGCACAAATTCAGCGAGTTCGTGGGCGATGAAGCCTTCACCATCTGAGCCGTCTGCGTTCCATTTGTAGGTGCAAGGCTTGAGTAATCCCACTTTTGCTAAAGCGCCAGTCATGGGGGCGATGGTGTTCTTCAGGCGATAGTCAGATGATGTGACATACGCAGTAGATGACCCACTGGTGTTAATCTCGCCAACAGTTCCGTTTCCATTGATAAAAGAAATAACACCTTGGTAGGTTGCTGTTATTGTGTTTGCCAAAATAATACGACCACCGGGGCCGCTATTGCCTATTAAAGTTCCTGCAACGGAAGCCGATGGGTTGGATGTGCACGCCACCAAAAAATCACCCGCGTTAAAAATGCCCCGTGGGTTACCGTCCCCATCCGACAGCACGATGTAGTTGCTGGAAGTGCGAATGTCTAGGCCACCTTGGTTGCCGTTGTAGACCCCGAGGATGGTGTTCTTGGAGCCTGTGGTAATTGCGCTACCAGAAGCGTCACCAATAAACGTGTTGAAAATTCCACTGGTTGCGCCGTAGCCAGAATACTGCCCAAGGAACGTGTTTTGGGCCCCAGTCGTATTGTTGTAGCCAGAACGCTCACCAATAAAGGTGTTATTGTTTGCGTTGTTTGAGTACCCAGCCCTATACCCCAAGGTTGTGTTCTGTGTGCCTGTTGTGCTTGAGTAACTAGCCTGATAACCCACTGCTGTGTTGTTGGAGGCGGTGGTGTTGCTGCGGAGCGCTTCATACCCGCTGGCCGTGTTGCTGCTGCCCGTGGTGTTGCTGACGAGTGCTTGAAACCCACTAGCTGAATTGTTGTTGCCTGTGGTGTTGTTGAAAAGTGCTTGATACCCGCTAGCGGTATTCTGAACGCCCGTGGTGTTGGCTTGGAGTGCGCTCACTCCGCTGGCTGTGTTGTAGTTGCCTGTGGTGTTGTCGCGGAGTGCGGCCAGCCCGTGGGCTGCGTTGCTGTTGCCCGTGGTGTTGGAGGTGAGTGCGCCCCGGCCGCTGGCTGTGTTGTTGTAGCCCGTGGTGTTGCTGAGGAGCGCTTGATACCCGCTGGCTGTGTTGTTGTTGCCTGTAGTGTTGCTGTAGAGTGCGCTCTGCCCGCTAGCCGTGTTGTTAGCTCCTGTGGTGTTGCTGTAGAGTGCGCTCACCCCATTAGCTGTGTTGTTGACGCCTGTGGTGTTGCTGTAGAGTGCGTCCCGGCCGGTGGCTGTGTTGTTGACGCCCGTGGTGTTGGCGTTGAGTGCGTCCCGGCCGGTGGCTGTGTTGCTGTAGCCTGTGGTGTTGCTGAGGAGTGCTTGAAACCCGCTGGCTGTATTGCTGTAGCCCGTGGTGTTGGACTGAAGTGCGCTCACACCACTAGCTGTATTACTGCCGCCTATGGTGTTGGCGTAGAGTGCTTGATACCCCACTGCTGTGTTGCTAGAGGCGGTGGTGTTGAAGCGGAGTGCTTGAAACCCGCTGGCTGTATTTTGAGTGCCTGTGGTGTTGTTCTGAAGTGCGTCCTTCCCGCTGGCTGTATTTTGAGTGCCTGTGGTGTTGTTCTGAAGTGCGCTCCGGCCGCTGGCTGTGTTGCTGTAGCCTGTGGTGTTGCTGAGGAGTGCGTACAACCCGCTGGCTGTGTTGCTGTTACCCGTGGTGTTGCTGAGGAGTGCTTCAAACCCGTTGGCTGTATTGCTGTAGCCTGTGGTGTTGGCGTTCAGAGCACCCGAACCCACCGCAGTATTGGTAACCACAGCACCTGCGCCACGGCCTACTGTTAAGCCTGACAGGGTTGCGTCGGTTGTGGAGGAGATAGCTCCGGTTACTGCTAGGCCGGCTTTTATGGATGTCAGCCCTGCTGCGTCAATAGTCAACCTAGCCCTGCTGCTGCTAGTTCCTAGCACACCTAAAGAACCGCCACTAGTAGCACCCGTATATAAAACTATACCCCCAGTACCCGATGTTGCCGCTAAAACTAGGTCATTCCCTGCCCCCACAGACAATTGGCTTGCATTTCGTATAGAAGGTAAATTGTTTTCTGTCGAATCTTCTGATTTACCAAACAACATTATGTTCGAACTATTTACAGTTGCATCGCCTAGTTGAAGCACACTGGTAGGGCTGGCAGTGCCGACACCCACAAACCCGGAGGCGTCCTTAACTAAACCTCCAGCACCAACATTAAGCGTATCTGTAGAAGCATTGCCTAATACTACATTCCCACTAGCCGTAACCGTAGTAGCCGTCACAGCAGCAGGTGTGGTTGCGCCCAGTGTGCCGTTGAGTGCGCCGTTGATTGTTGTCGTGGCTGAGATAGCTCCGGTTACTGCCAACGCCCCAGAGTTCACAGCAGCCAGCGTAGAGGTTCCTGATGCCGACAGCGTGGTAAATGCACCTGTGGATGGTGTAGAAGCACCTACGCTTGTGCCGTCTACAGCACCCCCGTTAATATCAACAATGCCACTAGTCAACGTGTTAATCGTGATGGCGTTAATAGTGCCGCCCTCAACCTTGTCGCCGCTGATGGCATTGTCAGCAACCACCACCTCTGATATGTTTACGACACCATCAGCAAGAACTCCTCCTGCGGAGATGATGTTTGCTAAGTCTCTTGCTTTAGTCATATTTATATTCCTTTAATTTACCAAGGCGTACCGGAGGCCGCCACAGGGTTCTTTTGAGCTTCAATCTGAGTTGCCACCGATGCTTCAGTAGCTGCAACAGTTTCTTTACCCATCGCTGATTTAACCCAGCCAATTGCTTGATCTTCAGTGATGTCTTCGTAAGCTGTTGTTACAACACCCTCTAGTCCGATAGAGCCGTATGTGTTGTTACTAAACTCACCATCAACATCAGAGCAAGTCCAGTGCGCGGTAGTTACAAAGCCGTCAGATGTGCGGCGCTCGAGTTGTGCAATATTCCATGTTGTCATTTTAAGCTCCTTGGTTTTGACGTTCAGCGGCTGCAGCAGCTTGTGCCTCCTCGTATGCTGCGATGACTTCAGCAGTCCATGCCGCATTACAGATAGCCACAACATTGGCCGGAACGCCTGTGAGGTCTTGACTCGGTGTCAGGCTTGAACGGTGGTAAGTCTGCGTCAGTTGAACACCGTCCTCAATGATGCGAGTTGCTTCGCGATAGAGAACTGTGCCATTCTCAGTTACTGTGGTTTGGTCAACGACTATTTGTTTTGTGATTGTCATGATATTTTCCTTTTAGTTAATGTGGTCTGACTACTTTAGTTATCCGAAGTAGTTAATTAAACGGTGTAGCTAACAGTGAAACTAATTCTGAGGGTCGCTGCTATTTCTGTTGAGTACAAAGTCGTAGTCCCACTCGGTGATGAGCAATTGCCCCCTTCAGTAGCCGTCCAATTGATTACACTTCCCGGTTGCCATACTGTGCTTGTGAATGGAAGGTTGGTACACAAAATTCCAGCACCCGGTACCGATGCTGTTGTAGTGCCACCAACATACCCTTGAACCGTAACAATACGCCCTATTTTGGTGTATATTCCACTCGACGTAAACGTGCCAACCAATGTTAACCCCGAACCCTGATTTGGTGTCCAAGTCCCCTCCTCATAGTCATCCAGCGTGTTGGCATTAGCACTGGCTACCTGAGTGGCGGGGAAGGCTACTCCACTAGCAACGTATATTCCTGTTGAAGATAGGATAGCCCCCGATGCTCCCCCACCAGAAGGAGCGAACAACAGTCTAGCGGTTCCAAGCGCTGTTCCTAATACAAGGTCGCCAGCAACAGTGCCACCGACGATCTGATTGGTTCCACCCGCTATACCAAGCTCCCACTCTGATGCAGTGCGACCGATTGACATCTGCGTGTAGTTACCAGCAGCACCAGAGCGCAGGTCTAATGAGCTTCCTGTGGCTTTCGTAGCACTTATAGCTCCGGTTACTGCTATGCCTGTGGAGGAGATGGTGGCTATAGTGTTGCTTGGGGTAGCGCTCGTTTGGTCAGCTACGCTATTTATTGCAAAAAGAATGTCTCCCCTAGCGTATGAGGTTCCTAGACTCCTAAATAGTATTGCAGCTTTTGTATTAGAAACTTCACCTGAAAATCCAATACCACCCCAAGCTCCAGCAACGTTTGCGCTAGCAGATCGTGAAATAATAGTTAATTTATTTGTGCTTGTGTCATCTACGTCTAGTTTAACAATTGGAGTTGGATTTCCAATCCCTACGTTACCGTTACTTGCGATAGTAGCTGCAAGTTGAACATCACCTACATTTACACCTGTTATATTATTTACATAGAAGCCTAAAGAAGTATCCCATGTGCCACTTGATTTTGTGCTTACGATGCCCGCGTTAAGACCGCCGTCGCCGGCGTGATTAAAGAACAACCCCACCTTGTTACCTGTACCACCGCTATCTTGATTATGGATGGTGGTTCTGGCACCACTCAACTGGCTTACATTGGTTAGGGCAGATACCCCGTTGTTTATACCGGACGCGCCAAATGAAACATCTAACTTACTAGTAGGACTACTCGTCCCAATCCCTACATTCCCAACACTATCCACCCGCATCTTCTCACCACCATTAATACTGGCAATAAACGGTGCTGTGGCGGCTGCTGAGTTTGCTGAGATAGCTCCGGTTACTGCTAGGCCGGTGGAGGATAAGGTCGCTTTTATCGCACCTTGTACGCCGAAGTGAATTGGCGTGGCAGTAACAGTGTGAAACACCGAGGCATAGGGAGTGCTCCCTGTAATTAAGCCGCCAGATACGTTACCTTCTACACCAAATATAGTTCTCCCACCATTGTTTTGAATATTGAAGTATTCTGGGCCTGTACTAGCCGCATTTTTATTAAACAACAAACCGCTTTTAGTGGATGTCATCGTGTCACTAGCCGAGATAGCTCCGGTTACTGCTAGGCCGTAGGTGTCAGAGAATAATGCAATGGTTTTTACGGTAGTATTAGCATCGTTTACTGTTCTAATCTGGAGAGCGTGATCGGTGCCCCCTGCGTTGTAAGCCCGCATCTCATAGATGTTTCGGTCGGCAGTTACCCCACCGCTACTGATGTGCCACCGGTATGATGGGGCAGTTGAACTTGCAAGGAACGCGGCATCACCCAATGCGGAGAGAGTTTTGTTTCCGGTTATCGCACCACTCGCATTCACAGCAGCCAGCGTAGAGGTTCCTGATGCCGACAGCGTAGTGAACGCACCAGCCGCAGGTGTACTTGCGCCTACTGTGCCGTTGATATTTATCGAGGCTGTACCTGTCAAGTTTGTGACTACACCGCTGCTAGGGGTACCTAATGCAGGAGTGACTAGGGTTGGGCTTGTGTTTAAGACGTTGCTGCCTGTGCCAGTGTTGGCGACACTGACAACGTTCTTGCTGACATCAAGGGCTAAGGCTGTGGAGGCGGTTAGCCCCGCCAAGTTGTTCACACCTGACGTACTGAGCGAGGTGAATGCACCTGTGGATGGCGTGGAAGCGCCTATGGTTGTGCCGTTGATGACACCGCCAGTAGCTGTAATAGAATTTACTGAGATATCTTCATTTGTACTTGATAGCTGAAAGTATCTCGTGTCGCCTAAAGCATACACGTTTACAGAATCAAACGTGTTATAAGCATAAACGTTTAACTCATCATTTGAGTTAGCACCAGTTGTAAGCGTAACAGAGGTACCACTCGTTGCAGTATAATCAGCATTATCCTCAAGGAAAATACCATTTAAAGTAACAATGATAGAACCAGACACATAAGTTAAAGTAGCTGTATTATCATCAACACCTGAAAAGGTTGTTTGACCTGAAGTTGCTGTGTAATTATAAACGGTTAAAATAGCTTGAGTAGCTGATGAAGCCACTAACCATTGAGAGCCATCATATACAAACATTCCTGTTTCAGTAGTGTCATAATACAAAGCACCAGTAACAAGAGCATCACCATCATTATCCAATGTAGGTGCAGAAGACTTAGCACCTAAGTAACGATCATCAAAAGAATCTAAGGCGCTGGCAGCAGATGCAGCGCTAGATGCAGCGTTAGAAGCACTATTAGCAGATGCAGAAGCGCTGGTAGCCGCATTGGTCTCACTTGTTCCAGCATTGGTTGCTGAGGTAGATGCACCAGAAGCGTTAGAAGCAGAAGTAGAGGCGGAAGAAGCAGAGTCTGTTGCACTAGTAGCAGCAGAAGAAGCGCTAGAGGCTGCATTAGTAGCCTGAGTAGTAGCCGTAGACACGCTAGAAGCGGCATTAGAAGCACTAGAGGCTGCGTTTGAGGCTAAAATAGCTGCATTAGTTTCAGCGGTTTCAGCGGCTGTTTGAGCCGTTTGTGCGCTAGAAGCACTAGATGCTGCATTAGTAGCGCTAGAGGCTGATGTAGTGGCGCTGTTGGCGCTGTTAGTCGCATTAGTAGCTGATGCAGTGGCGCTGTTAGAACTGTTAGTAGCTGAATTAGCTGATGCAGTTGCAGAGGTGGCTGCAGAAATTGCACTGTTAGCAGAGTTACCTTCAGAAATAGAGGCAGCAGTAGCACTATTAGTAGAATTAGTTTCGCTATTAGAGGCAGCATTCTCAGATAATAAAGCAGCAGCAGCTGATTCATCTGATTCTGTAGCTGAATTTGCAGCCGAAATTACATCACTAGCTGAATTAACCTCGCTAATACTAGCATTGCTTTCACTTATACCCGCAGCAGTAGCACTAGCAGCGCTATCGGTAGCAGATTCAGCAGATAAAGCTGCTTGTAATGCTGCAGCATCCAAGATATCTCTAGCTTGGTTTGTGGAGGTAATTGAACTTGATGATCTCTCATCAAATGCTCCACCATCAGGGCTATCACTTGTGATGCCTGTTGTTTGATTATATGCCATTTATTTCTCCTTAGATGAGACCATTAGTACTTACAACTGTCCTAAGAACACCACCTTTGGCTCTGCGCATTTGCTCTGCTCTATTTAGGCTGTCGATGTTTTCTTTGAATTTTCTTGCGTAACGAGATTCCATACCTTCATCAAAGAGATATGCCCCTACATTATACAATGAACCCCAGATTAAGAGTCTTTCATTACTGTCTCTTAACCAGTTAGAGGATTCTTTACCTATGTATTGTTTAGTTGTTACGTTAGACCCATCATTACCTAAACTTATATCGTAAAGAGATGCGGCATCATAGCTGTCAAGGACTACTAAGGTACTTCCTGTACCTGCAAAATAAAGGTTACTACCTCCGCTAGCAACTAATTCTAGGTATAGTTGCGCTTCATCAGTAGAGCTAATATAATAGTTAGCAGCAATAACTCTGTATGTTGCATTCAAATCTGGAAGTCTACGGTAGTAAGATATTTCTACTACATCATCAACTGAGAGTTGAGGTTGTATTTTTATTTTACCATCTAACCACATGTAGCTATAACCAGCATAATTTTCTGTATAGCTATCTAGAAATGATATGCTATTACTGACCTGACTAAATACTTCAGATTCGTAGCTTGATTGGTTATTTGAGGGTAATTTTCTGACATGAATAAATTCTGTCAAGTTGAAGGGTATTTCAATTTCAGTGATACGACTATCCGTTGAGTTGTTACCTGCCGTAACTGTGTACGTAACGGTACTCTCTAAAGGCGGGATACGTAGTTCCCTGTAACATTCATCAGCAGAATACTTTAGGCAATCTTCAATGACGCTATCAGGGATTGTAGCTACTTCTTTTTTGTTACTCCAGTCCCGTACCTTTGCTACGAGAGCGTCATATAGGGGTGTTGCCATAATAAATTCCTTATAATGTCTTAATATTGCTTGTCTTCAATGCAGGATAATCGCTATCAATGATTTGTTTTAACTTACGCATTTTCGCAGGATCACCCATAAAGTCGGGAGAGTGTACATCAATGCCGTATTTAGTTAAAATATCAATAGCTACGATATCAGGAATGATTGCAAAGGATCTATATGTCCTAGCGCCACTTGAGGCAGCATCTAATTCCCGTTGTTGTGTAGCATAATTTTTGTAAGCCCCAACGTCTTGTTCTAGCTTAAAGTTAATATCATCTGTTTTTACTTTAAAGCTATCTTTGTTATTGTCTTGTGATAGAAATCCCATGTGTCCTCTTTTACTTAATTAGAGTGTGCTACTGTAAAAGCACCGTCTTGAGCTAATTTACCAAGCTCGTATTTAGCATTAGCACCATTAAAGGCAGCTACTGTATCTGTTACGTATGTCATTGAAGTACCAACAATCTTACTGTATGATGCTGAAGTGACCTTACCTTTATTAACTACTACATTACCTACTAAAATAGGTGCAGCGATAGTAACAAAAGAAGTAGTGCCGGGGTAGTACGTGGCAGTACCGTTTGTTTGTGTAATCTTAAGATATTGCATTATTTTCTTTCTAATAAAAAAAGGGCAAGGTTTCCCTCACCCCTTTATAGGTTAATTACTGACCAGACAAACCGAAGATCAAACCGCAACCCTTAGGATTACGACACTCGATTGTACCTTCTTCAACAATTTGACCGATGATAGAATCACCCAGCTGACCCAAGTCAACTTCTTGCATTGGACGCAAAGCAGCGTAGCTGAACCACATTGGGTCGTACAAGAATGCTGAGAAGTTAGCAGCGTTGTCCAAGCCAGAGATACCAGTGTTGGCAATACCCATAACGTAGTTAGGAACAACCATGATGTCACCGAAGTCAGACATGTAGATTTCAACTGACTGACGCAACTTACCGTCTGCATCAATGTTACGGCGAACGTTACCGTCACCAGCACTAGAGGTAGCAGAACCAGCGGCCTGTGCCTTAGCAGAAAACACGCGACGGTTAGCAGGAGATACCATCAGCTTAGAAGCCTTACCACCGTTTTCGTAGATAGCTTGCATCACGGTATCGATGTGTGACAGTTGCAAGCTGACTTTATCAGTAGAAGTAACGGTCGTAAAGGTACCAGCAATACCAGCGCCAGTGTTAGTAGGAGCAGTGTACTCACTACCAGTAGCCAACACGTTCAATGCAGTAGATGCATCATTAACCCAAGCTTGGTAGCCACCCATTTTACGGACGCCTGAGCCATTTGAGCTGTTCCAGCTGTTAACCATGTCGAATTCAACGTCACGGCGCAGCTCGGTACCACGCTTCTTGAGCTGGTATGCGTATTCGTCAGCAACACCAGCTTGGTCAACAGCACGCTTAGTACCGGTAACAGTAACAGTCTTGCTGTTAATCTGTGTGTAGTTGCCCAGACGGGTGCGGAAAGGCTCTGCGTCTTGTGCGCCATTCTGAGTAGCGTAAGATACGCCTTCAGCGACTGCAGAAGAGGCTGGAGCAGCCAGCTCGTCAGTTTGCCATTCATGGAAAACTGCGGTAGCTTTTGTCTTACCGATTGAAGACATGAAAGGTGTCTCGTCACGGCTGATCATAGAAATAAAGTTAGCGAGGTCTTCACGCTCGCCAGCGTTTACAGACTTACCGGTAGCGGATGCGCTACGTGCGGCGGCTTTTGAGCCACCTGTTGCAAAATTAGTTGCGGCCATTTTAATGGTTTCCTTATAATGAGATTTTTAATCAAAGTTTTTTGCTCACTGAGGAAATACGTTTTAGAAAATCTAATTCGTCTTGATTCGAACCTTCACCTGACAGAACTTTAGATCTAGCGGTTATAGCGACTTGCTGTTCCTTTTGTGATTTAGGTGTTCCCTTTTTAGAGGGTACCGACTTCACAGTAGGAGCTGCTTTACGCTTAACTGCACCAGTATCTTTAGCTGTTTTTAACTTACGATAATCATTGATGAACTTAACAATTTGGGGATCATAGATAGAACCTAATAGTTCTTCCGAGATACCTTCTTTAACTGCAAACTCACGTATAGATTTAGCGACTTTATCTGAATAGTCTGGAACTAACGTATTGATACGTTCGTTATATGACTTTAGTAACTCTTGTCGTTGCGTCTCTACTTGAGCCTGGAATTGTTCGGCAATAGCCTTTGCTTGTCCTTCCCGCTTATTCCGGGATTTCCAGTACTTCTCTTGCACCGTTTCACGTTGTTCTTTAAGTTCTCTGGCAGAGTATGAGTCACCCTCATCCTTTGCTTTATCGATATCCTTACTTAACTTGTGATACTCTTCGGCAAGATTGGTTTCAGTAGCAGTTAATTCCTGTTGGATTATCTGCCCTAATTCAATAACTTCTTTAAGTTTTTCTGTCTTCTCTTGTTCGATCTGTTTTCTCAGTTCGCCTAGTTCACGCCCTTTTTGAGATAGATGCTTGTCAGTAGAATAACCCTTACGGACTTCTTCTAGGGTAAGGTATTCTGTTTTACCATCAATGGTTACAGGTACTTTATATTCCCAGTCAATATCTTCTTCGGTCGGCAAATCAGTATCTTGGGTAGACGTATCATCCTCAACTTCTTCTTCTTCCTCTGAATCTTTCGACTCTTCCTCTTCATCTAGGTCATCTTCAGCTTCCTCATCGGTCTCTTGGGGTGCTTCTTCTTCTTCTTCCGATGATTCATCTGGACTCGGGACGCTATTGTCTTCTTGTGGTAGAGACTCTTCTTTCAACCCCAACAGTTTTGCTGCTGGAGAATTCCGTAGAATGTCATCAAGACTCTTTGCTTCCAAGCCTACACTATTACTTCCGTCATCAAAACTCTCGCTCGAAATTTCCGAGGCAGGAGTGTTGGTAGAGAGTTGTTCTAGGTTCATAATTCTTTTACCTTTGTGTCTATTTATTCGGCTTCAAGGGCTTTGGCAGCTTTAGCTGCACGTACCTTAGCCATACGATCTACAGTAGCTGTAGTAACCTCTTCGACTTTAACCGTAGGTTTGTCAAGAGATTCAATTACCTCAATTGCCTTTGTTAATGTAACAAGGATTGGGGCATAGCTCTGTGCTCGTCCAGTTCCACCGTTTTGGCCACATATCGCCAACTCACGGATAATCTCTTGCTGTGCTCTCTTTAACACAGTTGTTGCTAAATCGTAATTACTCATTCTTGATTTTCCCCTTCTTGGGATTGTTTATTAATATACTGCATATTGTTACCGTACATTTCAATGCCGACTAACTTTTCTTTAACACTACCTAACGCCATAGCAGTATGGTATAGGTATTCACGTTCTTTACTGCAATGAGGTTCTGTCTTTAGCCAAGTAACAAAAAGATCTGCTAAGATCTCTGAGTATGCTTCTCCAAAGAATTGCTCACGTTCCTTATTTGCAAACTGGGATTTACCTAACGCTAATTGAGCATCACGGAAGGGTTCTACTTTGTATTCACCAGTCTCATGATTCATTTTAGGCTTCGTTCTCTGCTGGAAGCCGTCCTTATATTGATTCATTTATTTACTTTAATATGACCCACCCATACCTATTGGTAGAGGGGTGGATTTTGTTTTACATCATTGGTTGTTGTGGTTGCTGCTGTCCCATAGCTTCCGGTTGTGGTTTTGACTGGCTTTCATCAGCTTCAATCATTGATTTAGCAGTAGTTAGCAACTCCTCAGCGCTAGGCCGAGGGCCAAGATCAATACCTTTTTCAGCAGCTTCAATAGTGAGCTTAGCCCATTCTTGATAGCTTTTATCCAAGGCAACCATAAGTTGCTTAGTGTTGTCTTGCATAGCATTTCTAGACTGTACATTAGTAAGTGCAATAGTAGCTTCCCGCTGGGCTGCATCTAATTGCTTTATCTTCTCTTCAAGTTGTTTAGCTACGTCACCTGATTGTTGTTCTGCTTCACGAGCTTTAACAGCTTGTTCCAAGAACTCAGGAGATGTGTAATCAATCAGGAAGTCTAACGGATCTACATCCATTGCTTCTAAAGTCTTAACGGCTAGTTTAGCTGCTGCGTCAGGGGCAACTACTGCACCAGCACCACTTGATTGTAAAGCAGGAATTAGCTGTTGACCAATCAGTGTCATCTTCTTAATAATATTACTATTGCTATTTTCACCAACATCGATATCGACATACATTAGCATGTTATCAGGTAACATACCCGGATCGATTGACTTATACATATCATTCTGATCAAAGAACTTTATTTCTTTACCACGAAGCTTAGTACGGAGTGTTTTATACACACCTTCAACTAACCGTTTAAAACCTGTCTCAGCAAATCTACGTGCCATAAATTGGATACGTACTTGAGCGGCAGACATTGCCTTCTGCATCTTTTCTTCAGAGTTGCCAGAAACATAAAGAGTATCATTGAGGCCTTGAGCCGCTTTTGAGAGGCCTGTAGCCTGTTCTTTATGTAACTGGAGCATCTCTAAAAGAGGTACAGTACCTGTACTAATAGTATCAGGTGTCATAGCTGCAACAGCACCGTTAGGGTTACCGTTGGTAGCAATAATTTGTTTAGGCTTCATGTTCTGCAAAGCAGAGAAGTCTACTACGTTAGGGTCAGCTAACTTAGGTGCATAGTTGGTAAGGTATACGTTCTCTACAAAGCCACGCATAATAGCAGTAGTTGCTAATGTAGATGGTCGAATCATATCTGCTACAGATAGACCGTAGAATTCGTGTGGAATCTCGAACGGGCATAGTGTAGCTAATGGTACGTAGTCACAATCTTCTTCAAGAAGGACGGTTCCACCAGCAACAATAAAGTGTTTTAGTTCAGCAATACCATCGCCATCACGATCAACTCTCAACCAACATTCAATAACATTTACTTGTCTGTTAGCTTCTGTTTCAAAGATTCCACTTGAATTACCCCCCTGCCAGTACTCTTCACCAGATAGACGTTTACGAGCTGCTTGCTCTTCATTGTAGCTAGCAGCCATATAAGTGCTGCCATCTCCAATATCGTCCCACTCGATGTTCTCTGCAATATCGGGGTAAAACTTTCTAATCTCAGAACGAGTCATCTCAATCTGAATACCTACAAAATCAGCATCATCTAAAGACTTAGCGCCTCTAGAGATACGGAATGCTTCAGGATGAACGTTCTCAATCTTAATTCTTGTCTTGTCATGTTGCTTCTTAAGGCGAACATCTTTGTATACTGTGTTGTATACAGAATTACCTTCCTCATCAGTGGCCAGCTCTTGATCGTAATTAAGAGTACCAATGATCTCGGTATCAGCATCAGACAAAAGAATATCTAAATTCTCTTGACTAATTGAATCATACTCTTCAAAAGTATATTCGTAATCTTCAATAAAGTCCCAACGAACAATACTATTCTTCCATAACAAAGAGGATTTAACCCATGTGTTTAAGATTTCCCATCCAGGATTCTGCTTAAAGATAGTATAGTTAACTAACTCTGAGGCCATCTTAGCATTACTGTAATCAGTAGGCTTAGTGCCTGATGGAATAAACCTAGCTAGTTTATTGTTGTTGAACATAAGTTCAGCTAAGATAGCACTATATCCCTCAATAGCTTCTACAGTATCTGAAGAAACAATTTGAGATACACCCTGAGGTGCAAGGTGCGCTATCGGCATCATACCGTATTCGTATGTAGCCTTCTGTCTTTCTTTTGCGAGGTCAGAACTATTGAGGAAGTCACCAACAGAGTTCATAACTCCTTGGTCGATCATCGCTTTAAGTTCGCTGTCGTCTACGGGTTCTTTATAACCCTGCGTACGTATAGCCATTGTAAACCTTTCTTGGTCATTCATTCAATCAAGCCAACAATGGCTGTTTATTAGGTGTAACTACTTTCTTCCATAACGAGTTACCAGCTATTGACACAAAGGGAAATCTTTTAAGTGTGTTACATCATCATTACTACTTCACCATCGAGCGTATCAAGAATAACCTCAGGCGCTGGTGTGCATATAATTTATGTATCAGCCATATCTTACTGACTCTAGACATGGTTCTTCTTTTATCTTATTTATTTTCTGGCGTTAAAATCCTTAGGAATCTTTTCACCAATCTTTTCTTTAGGATTAAGAATCTTAGGGGTACCCTGTGGTTTCAGGGCGCTTTTAAATTGATCTTTTTCTTTACCTGTTAAAGGTACATTCATTTGTGCCATATTACTTCTTAGGTTTAGGTGGTTTCTTGTTCTGTGTCTTACGCATATTACGTACGGGTAATTCTCTCATTAGAATTGTCCTCTTCACTTTTTAGTTTTAGGTGGGGTATGTGTCAGGATCTTACTTGCTGCCGTATGCTTTTCGCCCGTCATCAAGATATTACCTTCTTTGTGTGTCTTACCAGTATGTACTTTACCATTTGGTAAGTAATGTGTTTTGTCTTTAGCCATATATATTTACCATTTAACCTTATCAGCCCAGTAAGCCGCAGATAGCGGCCCCTTGGCAATATTAGCAGCGTGTCGTGCCTTGAAGGATTCTCTTCTGCTTTTATCTGCATCAGACTCACCTTCAGACTTAGGAGACCCAGAGGTTCCCTGCTCACCAAACCTAATAGTCTTAATTGTATCATTACTTTTAGCAACAACTACATGACTCTTAGTAGGATGGTTGGGAGTTTTCTTAGGCTTATTATATCCTGATACTCCTGCTTTTGCTAGTCTAGAATCTTTTTCAGCCATATTATTTGCCCTTCTTAGCAGTCTTTGCAGACTCCTTAAAGCTTTTAGCGGTTGGGGCACCCTTGGTTCCAGGCTTACGCATCTTCTCTCCAGAGCCTTCAGCTATACGTTTACGTTTAGAATTAATATTGTCGTACAATCCTTGTTTAGTTGCCATAATAATTATACCTTATAACCAGTTAGTTTCTATTTGTTCAAAGCTACCCATCCTCTGAGAGAAGGGTACATTGTTGTTCTTTAGCTTATCGCCATGTGTTCTGATAACTTCAAGAGCAATAGCTAGCGCAATAACGGTATCGTCATTATGACCAACAATAGCGTTAGTTCTGCCAGAGTCATCTGCCACATAATTCATCAGCTCCCCAATAATTATCCTTGAAGGGATCCAGATATCTTCGCTATCAATAGCGTTCTTCAAGAATCCGATAATAGCAGGTTTAGAAGATGAAGTAGTTCTCCATCCAATCCTGTTACCTTCTTCCTTAGATACATTAGCTATCTTAGTCTGATAGTACATATTAACGTACTGCATCTGTGTTAGTCTGTTTAGGGTAGCAATACCCATAGAGTTTGACTCTACGGCTAACAAAGCATTGTTATAGTATCTACCTAGGTAAAACAAAAGATCACCAAACTTAGAGGGATCTATCATGTTGTTTTTGTATACAGCACATACTTCTCTGTTAGCATTAATAACTACAGCAGCAGAAGAATCCTTACCTACTCCCAAAGCTACATCAGCCCCAATAGCAAAAGAATCACCAAAGGTAGGATACTTAAATATCTCTATAGATCCTCTTTCGTTATCTTCCATCATATTAGAGTCGAAGTTAAACTCCTTAGCACCTAATATAGGTTGAGGTACTAGCTTAGAAAGCTTCTCAATATTAAATACACTAGCCCCTGAAACAATAAATGCTTCATCAGCTGTGGCGGGGTACTCTTGACGGAATTTATCTTCGCCACCCTCCGCTATCTTTAATCTTCTCCAGAATAGTTGATCATCATCTAAGTTAAACCTAGTGACTAATATTTCTTCTTTATCACTTTTCTTGAATTCTTCTGGGGCTTTTCTACGGTACTCTTCCATAAGAAACCAAGGAACAAAAATAGCAATATACTCATTCTCTCCTTTAACGGCACCTAACCATAACCTGTGAAAGGCATTACCTACTCCATTAGCAGTACTCTCTAAGATTACTTCTGTACCTTCAGCTTGTGAAATACCTTGGAACATACCAGCAAGAATCTTCTCATCATGAGTCCAAAAGGCAACCTCAGATAAGTGTGCAATAGTTGGTGTAGTTCCCCTTCCTGCCTCTGGTGAACCAGCAGTATACAATCTGTAACCGGAATCATTATGTTCAAACATGATCTCCTTAGCATTAGACCTTTTAAATTTAGGTCTAAACTGCTCAGGCATATTATCAATAGTATTCCTGGACATACTAAACAAAGCATCTGAGGTGGCTGTATCATGAGCCATAACTACTGACTTGTTATATGCATTAAAATAACTCTTCCAAAAAACCCTTCCAGTAGCATAGGTACTTAAACCCATCTGTCTAGCTTTCAATATAATCGCTCTAACTCTACCTGTTTCTTGTAACTGTTTCTCTATCGCTTCATTAACAATATTCTGAGCACTGTTAAACAAGAATGGCTGAAAGCCCTGCGAAGAATCTTTTGGAAGTATTCTTATCTGCTCTTCTGCGAATAACTCAAAGTTATTCTTGTACCCAGCTAGCTTCTCTCTCCTCTTGAGTTCTCTCAGCGCTTCTAGCTTGTCTTTGTTGTTCATAAGTTTTGTGTCCTTAAATATAAAATATATATTTTCTATTAGGAACCGGCTAATCCTTATTATTACATATATAAAGGTAATATTTTGTATTAAGTTTATTTGAGTAAACCTATTATTTTTAAGTTTGGATGTTTTCAAGAGAGGTTTTGGGGTACCCTTACTTTGATTTCTGGAGGTATAGAGTTTTAATATATAGAGTTTTAATAGAGAGTGTTGATGGGTATCTGTCTCTGTGTGTGAAAGAATCAAAGATGTGGTTTAGTATACCCCTTCTCTGTTTCGGTGTACCCCCCTTCCTTGTGGTTCGTTGTCTCTCTGGGTCGGTGGTCGGTTGGTTGGACGCTTTTGTCCTGTTTTTCTTTGGAGTTCGTTATGTCTTTTCTCTTTAATGCTTTCGGCCTTATTGGCTGTACCCTTCTCGGTCTTGGTGCCTTAGGTGCCGTGGTTGACTTACCTGTGTTTGACTGTCTTATACTTGTTTCTTGTGGTGGACTCTTGTCTGCTTCGTCTATAATGGGCTTAACCGCCTTGGAGAATTAAAATGAATGCTAATTATAAAAACACACCTGCTGGTCAATACGAAGAGTCTTTGCACTCTTTAGCTGTCGATGTAGGTACTGAGATGTCACTTGCTGACTTCCACTTTGCTCGTAACGAGATAGCTTGTGAGCTTGGTGCTTTGACTGTGTGGTCTGTCTGTATCCACGACCTTATGGATAACGATAGTCGTTCCCTTCGTTCGTTCCGCACATACGAAGCAGCGGCTGTGTATGCCTGTCAAGAGGCAGCTGCTCGTGGTGTTGTGCTGTTTACTGGTGGTGAGATCCTAACCAAGGCACTTAGGGAGCATGATATTGCTTGCCTGACTATAGAGGTTGGCTATGTGTTCTAAATAGCTTTGCTGGTTGCCTTCTACGGAGGGCTTCCAAGAGCGCTATTGCTCGATATTGTCATTACTAAGGAGACTATAATGACCACAGTTACCAGCAACCTATCCCTCAATTCTAATGAGGATACCCCTGAGATATTCAGCCCTAAGCAAGTGCTGGCTATACATCGTCTTAAAGCACTGCCCGGCTCGCAAGCCTCAGAACCCACTACTGTAGTGGGGCTATTCGAGATGGGCGATCGTGTCATGGTTACTTGTTCAGATAAGAAAATAAGAGCTATTGTCACTAGGACAGTGAACAACGTTTTCGGTGCCACGTTATCCACTTCGGATATCATGGCAAGAATGGAGAAGCATGTGGGTAATACAGCTATCTTCTTTTCGTGTAGTGTAAATGGGAGGAGCTACTCCCCTAACGTCTACTTCATCGGCATAATCTCTGTCTAAGGATCTATCATGTATTTCATTTACCACCGCTTGACCCGTGTCTTAGTAGCGAAGACCACCAACAGTAAGTTGCTTAATGAGTTTTCTCCTAAGCAATATGAAGTAATCATCTACTAAGGAGACTATGATGAAAACAGAACTAAAACGTGTATACGGTACTTGGTACCTTGTGTTCCCGTACAAAGACGACGCGGACGTATGGGGGTTTCTACTAACCACTATTCTCCGCCGTAAGCGCATCAGCTTTGTTAACTATCTCAACGG